CGAGATGACGTCGAGTCTCGTGGGCTCGGAGATGTGTATAAGAGACAGGATATTATATATCCTTTATCGTTTATTCTCCAAGAATAAGGCTTTAATTTATCAATATCTTCAACATCAATTAATACTTCAATGTATTTATTGTTTCCTTTAATAACTAATACTCCATTGTTATCTTTTATTATATATGTGTTTGTGTACTTTCTCATATTATTTAGTTTTTTTAATGAAAGTATACTCTATCTTCACAGACTGAGTATACTAGACTCTAATATTCATTTAAAACAGGAGGTTTGGTTTTAATTTTGAATAGAGTCATTTACAACCGTTGATATAACATGAGTTTGTATAGAGTCATCAAGATATTTTTGAGCTCTTGCTCCAGATAGTACTGTGTTATACGTTGATGTGTTTGATTCATATATGTAAATCATGTCTTTTATAGACAACGATGTACCATGTTGCATCAAAATATCAATTAATACTACCTTTGGCATAGCTAAAAAAACACTATCAACCCTTCTATCTTCCCTCATTTGTTCTCTCATGTTGAGAATATCCTGTATTGTTGTTACAGGTTCCTCAATAATAACTTGAGGATCTTCTTGTACTTCTTCTTGGTTTACACCATTTAAGAAATTAGCAATGTTTTCACGCTCTGCATAAATTATTGCTCCAATCATGCCTATTAAGGCAAGAGTTATTAATACTACCCAAACTATTATTCTTGGCGGTTTAGGTCTCGCCATCATTTCATTTTCCATTTTGATAATGTTTTAAAATTAGTAATTAATCTCCCCAAAACCAATCTTGGAGTAGTTCTTTAAAGTTTTCTATTATGTAATTTCCATCCTCTCTTTCTTTTATCTTCAGAGATGTCCCGACATGAGCACCGGAAGCGACTAACCCATTGAGAGAAAGCAAATAGAACAAACCCGCAGATTTATTATATCCACTTCTTCTATATAACCAAGAATAGATGTAATAATAATCAAACTTGGGTTCCCAAGGTTTGTTATTGTTACTAATAAAGTTAAGAGCAGCTGTAATTGTACTAAGCTGTTCATACAGATTTAAATGCTTATCCTTATAAGTTCTAGGCTTTCTACCTATTACTTTACAAGCATCTTTGTAAGTTTTAATTTCTTCTCTTTTCATACTTTTATTGATTAAAGTGTTACTTTATAGTATCTCCAACAAAATATACGTGATGATATAGATGGTACTTTACATATACAGTACTATTTTGGTTTGTAATAGGATTACGTAATGTGAACTTATATTCTTCATCATTGGTAATACTTCTCTCTTTATTGACTAATATATAATTCTTGTACTTCATTTGTAAATCTACAAAATTATATACAGTTTTGGACTCTTCGTATTCTCTTTTAATTAGAATACCAATAATATATGTTATTATTGCTATTACTAATATTCTACTAATTCGATTTAATTCATAATATTTAATTACTTTTATCATAAATTGATTTTAATGTTAATTACTAATTGTACCCAGAGCGGGAGTCGAACCCGTACGACCAATGGTCAAAGGTGTTTAAGACCTTAGCGTCTACCTATTTCGCCATCTGGGCATTTAAAATTATTAAACTTTAACTCGAGTATAAAGACTAAAATTTATAAATAAATATTTAGGTGAATATTCCGATTTAGGAGTTTCATTAATATACTTGCATTTTGCATGCCATACTCCTTTTTCTACTATTTCATATATAGTGTCTCCATATTGGAATATATCTCCAACATTTAAATTTGATAGTTTTTTATACATATTTTTGATAGTTATTAAAGTTAATAAAAAGGTAGCTGTTAGTTTTCATAGGTAAAACTGGAAGATTTTTTAGACCTATTACTTAACACACTCGCCACGTGAAGGCCAGCTACATGAGTGCAATCAGTATATCTATATTCACATATAAATATACTGATAACAGTACTCTTACTGTTATGCTTAATTAATCAATCTGTAATTAGAATGAAACGATGATTAAATAAACAAATGGCTCATACTAATACTGTAAATTTAAGGACGTGTATGGGCTACGGGCCTCCATACATGCTACTTTATTCACTTTCTTCACTACATCATCCCGATAGATAGTAATTGTTCCTGATTTTAACGTCTGCACTAATACTTTATTCTCTTACGCATTCAAGCATTCAGTAGACCGTCCACCGTAAATAGTTCTCTCTACTACTATAGCGATAAAGAACTCCTCAGAGATAAAGATATAAGCCCCACAGGATTGTCAAGGATTCTCACCTTAAAGATACCTAGCTACAGGTCAGCTAGGATTTTTTGTATTACGCTACCCAGTCTTATAATGACTTGACTTGTTCGTATCCCGCAATACCGCAAATACGAACTATCTTTGATTTCATCTGCACTAATATTAGATTATATAATAACATTTGCAACTATTATCATACATTGTAACTCGTGAGCGTTTGCCTGTCTTTCCAGGCCGTCACTCTCTTTCAAGTTGTCACCAAACTTATAAATCGGAATTGGTTTCCTGTACAGTCTTCGGGTTTATAGATTAACGTGCACAAACAACTGCCAATAGAACAAGCGCATTATTTTTGCTATGCTATTCTCTTGTTTTTTTGAAAGTTTATTTATTATTTTTGTCTGTCCATATACATGATGTTGTTACTAACAAAGCTAAACCATTTAAGTAAATGAAACCAGTCCAATCGTTTGTTTCAATGCAATATTTTAGTATTACAATCCAGAGAAAAACAAAAATAACTAATGCAATTATTACACTTCTGTCCATAAAAGCTATATATTATGTGATTAGTCTATTTTGGTAAAACAATTAGTCTTAAAAAACGAGGATGGTGGGTTTCCCCACCATTCATTTGTTAATCCCAATCGTCATCAGAGGCTTGTGTAGATTTTTTACTTTCGGCTTTGGTTGGTTTAGCTTCTTTTTCTTCTTCTTCGTCCGTAATATCAACGTACGTTCCGTTAGCTAAGTTAGTACGCAAATTGTTTGCTGCCATTTCTTCAGGTGTAAGTTCTTCAGCCCAAACGTCAGTTTCATCCGCAAAACCAATAACGGTAATAAAGTTCTGTTTCATTACTCGACCGTCAGAAGTGGTAAATTCAATACGTTTTACTTCGTCACTGATAGAAGCTAAATCTACTTGTTTGTAAAGTAAATTTACTACACATTTGTTTTTGTTTTCCTCTTTTACTTTCTCATTGAGAATGTAATTGCCGTTATCGTCTTTTTTATACGTTCCGTCTTCATTCTTTTCGGGAACGTACATAACACGACACTTGAGTAACTTTTTCCATTCGCTTAACGCTTCTTCATCCGCGGGAAATATAGACTTTGTTAGGGTAATATTACGGGCTAATGCCGCCTTGACATTAATCCTTACAACTCCGTTCCCTTCGTCCGTTACTTTATCAGCGCTTGTATCACCAATAACGCCTTGCCACTTGCATATAAAGAACGGTAATTTGCCGTCCCGTGGTCTTAATTCTGCACTTTGTAAATAACACAACATGATAATAAAGATTTGAATGTAAAACAAAAAAAATAAACAAATAAATATCGAAAGAGAATGCCCATAAAGAACAATACGGGGGTATTCCCTTCCGATACTAAATGCAGGGGAGTGAACTTTTGCTACTCCACACACGCACCACCTCTCTCAAAAAAATTTTATAAAATTTTTTATATTTTATTTTTAAAATATGTTTAATTTATGTTAAATATCTGTAATTATTCTTAATATTTGCGTTATAGATAATATGAAACATAGCATAGATTATTATATAGAACATATTGAGCCTATGATAGATAATCTAAATAGGCAACAAGAAATACAGATTGATAATACTAAGTTTTTAGTATTAAAAGTGCGTACTAAAGGTGTTACGTATATATTAATAGCTAGTCAATATAACTGGAATGGAGTTCACTACTGGGTATATAATACTAATACAAAACAAGTAGAAAATATAATTCATAGTACTTACCACTTCATGTTTAGATTTAAACAGCGTCACTTATCTATTACTAGACTATCAGAAAATAAACAAATAACAGTATGCATGGTTAATATGTTTAAGTATTCATATAACTTGTTAAACTGTACATCTTCAGTTTATGTTACATATAAGAAGCTATCTAAACTAGGAGTCCCACATATAAGATTTATTACATATATAAGAAAAACTACTAAAAAGAAATAGTATGAATATAGAATACGAAATAATAGGTAATACTATTCCATTTGATAAATCTGCAGAAATGTATAATAGATCTACATATATAGGTCCTGCAGATGATGGATGGTCTAAAATAGTAAAAGTAGACGATCAGTACTATATGGTACAACAAGGACTACAAGAATATGAAGGGCATGTATATATGTGCCAAGTAAAAATAACAGCTATAGAAATTTTAAACTAATATGAAATTAATAGAATCCAGTGTACAAATTATTGAGGAAAAAGACCCTTACAAGATGATAGAATTAGCAGGTAGAACTTGTTATAAGTCTGAAGATAAGATAACAGAGAATAGCGCTAAAGAGTTTGTAGATCGTATGATTAAGCTTGGTCATGGAGCTATGTTAGAACATGGGACTATTTATCTTACTATAGATGGAGAAGATCCGAATCTCAGTAAGATACAAAGTAACCCACATACTAAGGTAAATTTAGTACCTTACGAAGTACTCACAGAGGGTAATTACACGATCAGTTACAAAGCGTATATTACTACTAATCTTAGAGTACTAGTAGAAAATAACTTAAAAGAATTATTATGCTATCAAGTAGAACCTACAGAGCATCACGAAAAGCGTATTACGGCTAAATTCATATGTGATAGAGGAGTAAGTCATGAATTTGTTAGACATAGAGTATTTAGCTTTGCACAGGAGAGTACTAGGTATTGTGATTATAGTAAGGATAAGTTTGGAAATGATATTACTTATATTATACCTAGTTGGTTAGACTTACCTGAAGGAAAATACTCAAATTGGGATAATGATTGGTGTGATGTATCCGAACTTAAACTACTTTATCCTGAAGTAGATAATCTAAGTGACCCTGCTAACTGCTTCCTACAGTCTATAAAAAATGCTGAATATTACTATTTTATGCTTATAAATAGAGGTTGGAAACCGCAACAAGCTAGACAAGTACTACCTAATGCAACTAAGACAGAATTAGTAATGACAGGCTTTGAATCAGATTGGGAGCATTTCTTTGAATTACGTTGTAGTGGTGCAGCTCATCCAGATGCTAAGAAGTTAGCTGATGAGTTAAAATCGTTAATGAATGTTAAAAACATTGAACTTAATAGCGTTAAATAACTATAAATAATGTTAATAAATGTTAAAGAAATAGTAACTAAAATAGTATATTAGACGTTATATGGGGAGTAAGAGGGGTAAAGTAATAACAGTGTCTAGTTAAGTAAAGTGATATAATATTAATTACTCCTACTTTAGATAATCACAAATATAATTACTATGAAACACAAACAAGTTAGAGAAGTAGCTTACTTAGGTAAGAAAGTATATTTTGGTAATAAGCCTTATACTCTAGTAGAGAATGAAGTAAAAGGTATGTGTCAAGGATGTGATTTATACAATTGTTATTGCCCTTCTAGGATTACTTCATTATGTACTCAAGGATTTATACTTAAAAGAGATAAGCAATGAATAAAATTACAATAAGTGATATTGACAATAGTATAGATGATATTTATAATACTCAGATAAATATAACTAATGTAAAGCTGTATATAGATTCTGCTATTATAACAGACCTATTTAATGATATTCCTAATACTTTAGTATTAAAGTATAAAACTTGTTTAAATAATGAAGCTACTATAATAGGTATAGATAGTAACATATTAAAGAATTTTGGTGATAAACAGGTCTATATATCTTATGAAAGAAGGAAAGAAGAATGATTACCAAGACGGCAAGCTACGTTGGGATTTACTACCATTAGAAGAGATTGAAGACATAGTAAAGCTTTATACTGCTGGTTCTATTAAGTATGGCGATAATAATTGGCAGAATTTAGACAATGGTTACCAACGTTATAAAGCTGCTATGTTAAGGCACTTACTTGAGTATGAGAAAGGCAATAAGGTTGATGATGAAACTAAAGTAAACCATTTAGCTGCTGTAGCTTGGAATGCAATAGCTATGCTTTACTTAGATAAACACGGAAAAGGAAAGGACTATGACATTAAATGATTAGGAATTAGCAAAGATAGTAAGAGATAGAATACCAGTAACAATAGACAACAAATAGTTTATAATAGAGTCTAATCCAATAGGTAGTTGCGATGGCTGTTACTTCTTAAATAGAAACTGTCCTACTTTAGCTAGACGTTATTGTTGTTCTAATGGCGGAAATATATTAATATTAGAGAAACAAAATAAGAAATAATACGTTATTTAAGTATTAAAATATAGAATATTATGGAAGATAAAGTACTAGAAACAGTAGTAAATGGAATTAAGTATACAATGTTGAAGGATGTGTTAGTTAAGCCTTTGGAACCAGTCATGGTTACTAAAGAGATAACAGAACAGATTCCTACGGGTGAAGTTGATGAAGATGGTTTCAATAAATATGATACACAAACTGAAACTAAGGAAGTAGAATCTGAATATTCAACAGGTGTAGTATTGAAGATTCCCACATGCTTAACAGAATGTGAATATAAAGTAGGAGATACTATTGTTTATAATAAAAAGTTTGCTAAGGACTTTGATTTGTTTAAGGATAGTCAATTAGTCAAACCATATGATATAATTGCTGTATCAAACATGATTTAAAAATTATAACTCATTGTTAGAATGAACCCTGGCGTTAGTCAGGGTTTTTTATTATATAGATAATAAATGTTAATAAATGTTAACAGATTTTAACATTTATTTAATCTACCGTTTATAGATACATAAACATTTAAAATAAATATTATGAGCTACAAAGTAATTAAGGAATTTGGTTCTGCTAAGAAAGGTGATGTATTAGCAGAAGATGAAACAGGTTTAGTGTCATTTAACGTTAGTGAAGATAATTATACTAGAATGATGTCTTTAGATTATGATACTGCGGATTACTTATGTGAAGAAGGTTACCTTTTAAGTGTTGATGATGAAAGTAAGTATAATGTAGATGCTACTTTAGAGCTCATTAATGACTTACTTGAGAAATACGAAAGTAACTTAAAAGAGACTAATGAAAAAGCAAATAAAGGCGAAATACAGCCTTGTGTTAAGTTAGAAGCTGAGACAGTATATTATAACTTAAATAAGGTTTTAAATAAAATTAAGGATACGTTAACAAATGAATAAATTGGTAAAAAGCGTAAGCAAAGCCGATTTAAATACAGAATTCTTAAAGAGCCTTAATGGTATACTTGATCTTACTGATAGGGAGCTAGAGTTACTGGCTACGTTCATAGCAATAGATATTAACACTCCTAAGCTCCCTAACATAAGTAAGAATGTAATATCTACTGAAAATAGGAAGTATATTAGAAAAGTATTAGGTATTACTCCTGATAATCTCAGTAGATATATAACTAAGTTTAAGAATCAAGGTATATTAATTAAAGGTAAGATTGAAGATGAAGTTGTAGTAAATAAGGCGCTTATACCTGAAATAATCGGCGATAGAGTACAAATTACTATAATATTAAGAGTAAATAAAGATGAAGATTAAAACAACAATAGTAAGACCTGGCACTATATTATGTTGGAAGGAATATAACATATTTACTAAGTTGTGGAATAAGTTAAAGAAGAGAGACTTACCATATAATAAGTTTGAGATTATTCCTACTAGTATAGAGTTACTTACAATAGATAAATATAATTTTGTTGCATATGCTCCTATACGTAAATATAGTAAACAGGAGATACACAAACTACAATCTGTTTATGATAATTGTGTAAATGATAGAAATTGGGAAGATATCAAGGCTATAATCAATATAGTAAGACCTAATACATTTAATGATTATTCTACTTTAGAAGAATGTAAGTATTACAAAAAGATAGATTTAAATGAGGAATCAAGTGAGTATATATACTAAATTAAGTAACAAGTATAACATACCATACCCTATCATAGAAGTAATATGTAATAGTCCATTTAGATTTACTAACAGCGTTATATCTGATTTAGATCCAAAGCCTGTCAGATTCTCTTACTTGGGTAAATTCAAATTAAAGAAAAGATATGAAAAAGAAACCGTACGATGTTTATAGTCCTGAAATATATCCTAGACTATTATTTGTAAGTACTAATATTGAGGATTTGGATAAATATTTTATATTTCTTGATGTATACGGTAATAATGACGGAAGTGAATACAATAAGTTATTACAAGAAATAGATAAATATGATGGTGGAATGGTTACTTGTAAAGTAATACGTAAGAGTGATAATAAATACGGAGTAATAGTGATAGCTGTTGCTAATGCAGAAGATATTACTCCAGACATGATTCCTCATGAGGCAGTACACGTTGCGGATTACTTTTGTGAACAATTAGGTTTATATACGCAAGACTTTAAAGACGGCAATGAAGCGTATGCCTACTTAGTAGGATGGGCTGCAGGAAATATAAGTAATACTATCTGTAATGAGTTAAAAAACAAAGAATATGACAATTGAAGAAAGTAAAATGATGTGGAAATTAGAAGTGGAAAACAATAAACCACTCTATAGTTCATTTAGTAAGGAAATGAAACGCCTGTATAACAAAGTAGATGAATTAATTAATGAAGGCGTAATTACTTATGAAGATTTCACTAATGATGTAATTGACAGTATTACTACTACTATAGTAGATAATGGGAAGAATAATGCAGAACCTAGTAGAGCTGATCAGGTAAATGCGATGTGTGATATGCTATTTAAGAAGTATGAAGAATATAAAAAAGTAGAGCATACAGGAGGAGATAGAGAAGTTTTAGTAGATAATATAGAGTTATCAGATGAAACCCAATTACGTGAATCCGAACGTGCCAATGAGACGTGCTAAGGAAATTATAGCGAGATTATAGAAAGAATATTATTTAGGTTATTTAATTGATTGATTATTATGGTTAAGTATATTTGTTCAGTAGATAGAGGCACCGTTGTTAGTTACGATAAAGAAGTAGAAAATGTTAGCTTACTAAATCATTTTTATGTAGACTATACGTGGTATATTCCTGAAGATGGAGAGTGGATCTATACAAAGAAAGATGGTTCTAAAGAGAGAAGGAGTGTTACTAAAGGTACTATGGTAATAAAATTGTATCCTATAGATAAAGAAAGTGATGCAGAGTACATCTTTATTGAGAATGATGAAGTAAAGAATCACTATAACAGATTGCTAGAAAAGGGGCAAGAAGAAAAAAAGAAAGCTACTTCTTGTGATATTGATTGTGATTGTGGTTGTGATTGTGAAACTGTAAAGTGTGATTGCTGATATGGATAAATTATTGATAGATCAATACGGTAATGCTATTTTATATAAAGTAGATACCAATAGCATTAAAAATATATCTGATAACTTTGAATGTAGAACTATATATATAGCATAGTAGGATGGTCAAATAATAACAGGAGAAGAAGTAATAGACTATAAACTAGGAGACATTGTACTTATATTAAGTAAATATGATACTATAAGTAGTAAGTGGACACTAAAGCCAATAGTCTGTTCTGATGATTTTGCTAAAGACGATCTTATAAGATGGAACAAAGAAGATAACAAACAAGTTCTTACAAATGAAACTATTTGATCTTATTGGAGGTAAAGTAAAAATACACCCAGATGCTATAGGTATCCCATGTTTTAGAAGAGTGTGGGATGCAGATAAACCTGATAAGGGGCATGCTACTAAAGTAATAAGTTACATTGTACTTATGAATAAATGGGATAGTCCTTATGTACAAAGTATGGATGAAGACAGTAGGGAACTTAAACTGAAAAAGGAAATATTCGATGATGAGAATTACAAATTGACTACAGAAGAATTGATTTGTGAAGATGAATATAAAACCTTACTTAATACTAGAGCTCTACAAATGTTAAACAATATGCGTCTAAAGTTAGATAGTGTGAGTAAGTACTATAAAGAGTCATTAGACGATACTTTAGATGAAAAGAAGATTAAGGACTTGTTAGCTGGCATGACTTCCGTTGGTGGAGTACTTAAGAGTATTGATTCACTAGAAACAATGGTTAAAGCTGAAGAATTAGCTATAGGTAAAGTTAAAGGTGACGCTAAAGTAAATCCATATGAGTTGGCGAAATAATACATTAAAATATAACTAAATATTAACAACACGTTATAATGTATAAATGAAAATATTATGAATAAGAAATTTACAATTACTATAGATTTGACTAAGGATACAGACGAAGTATTTAGACAGATTGAAGAAGCTTCTGAATATTTGAACAAACCTGTAAAGAAGTCATTATGGCAAAGAATTAAATCTTGGTTCTAAACCATCAGAACCCTTACGTGGAGGGTAAGAATATCCACGTGATATTGCCCTATGGTGTAATGGTTAGCACAGGAGGCTCTAACCCTCTTAGTCTGCGTTCGAGTCGTAGTGGGGCTACCAATAACGGTAAGTTTGCAGTAGCTGTGGGTAGTATCCGAACTTCTGAAATATGATAAGAATGACCCTCTACTTACCGTTAAAAAAATACTAGTCCTTTGAAACTATAATAGCAGAAGGAAACTTGTTGGATAGGTAGTTATCGTGAACAGGTAGTCTGGGGTAATGTTAGCCCAGGTGGGGAGTACTAAATATACGGCGTATAAATCCCTAGATTAAGAAACTAGGTTGCAGTCATTGGAAATCTCCCCAATATTTTTCATATTAAGAAAATTTTAAGTTAATAAATATTATCTGAATGGAAGGGGTTCGTTGTGAAACGCGCCCCTTTTATGTAAGAGGAAATACAGATGGTAGACTTCAATAAGAAAATAATTAATTCAAACAAATTTCGTTAGGCTGCGTTAAATTTTATTAATACTGGTAGTTATTGTAATTTTCCTGAATCTACTTCAGAATATTTTAAGTTCTGGGATGAGGAAAGTAAAAGATGTGTAGATGGTTATACAGCTGATGATGGGGATTTCATTAGTGGGTATAACTATTTTTATTTAAACTACTGTCCTATATCTCGTATAGTCAATCATATTACTACAGATGAATTAGGTAATACTAAAGTAAAACGTGTTAATGAAGTAACTTTCCCCGACTTCTGGGACTATGACTATTACTATTTTAATGCAGTACAGGAAGCCCAAGAGTAGGGTAAGCATCTGTGTTTACTTAAGTCTAGACGTAAAGGTTTTTCATACAAAGGTGGTTCTATGGCATGCCGCAATTTCTATCTAATACCATACTCTAAAACCTTCATATATGCATCAAATAAATAGTATTTGACAGATGATGGTATTCTTACTAAAGCTTGGGATTATATGGACTTTATAGATAAGAATACTGCATGGGGAAAGAAGCGATCAGTTAATACCTAGATGCGTAGACGTGCTGGATTCTATACTAAGGATGACTATGGTAATATCATAGAATTAGGTTATAAGTCAGAAATTATAGGTGTTACTTTGAAAGATAATCCTGATGTAGTACGTGGTAAGAAAGCTAACCTTATTATGTTTGAGGAAGGTGGTTCTTTCTCTGAATTAGGAGCAGCATGGCAAATCGCTAGACCTTCTGTAGAGGTAGATGGTATAGCCTTTGGTACTATGATAGTATGGGGTACTGGTGGTGATGAAGGCTCTGCATTTGAGACTATGAAGGATATGTTCTATAACCCTGATGGATATAATTGTTTAGGGTTTGATAACATATGGGATGAGTCTGCTACTACTAATAAATGCGGTTTCTTTGTACCTCAATATACTAATCTAGATATACGTGATGAGAATGGTAAACGTATATATATGGATGAAGATGGTAATACATACCGTAAGAAATCTTTAGAACATATATTAGCAGAGAGACAAGTAGTAATAACTAGCGCAACCAACAATGCAGCTATCGACAGATACGTTGCAGAAAGACCTATTACTCCAGCAGAAGCTATGCTAGAGTTTAATGGTAACATATTTCCTAAGAAGGAATTACAGGAGTAGTTATCATTACTCAGAACTAATAAAAAATTATAGAATCATAAATAGGTAGGTGATTTAGTATGGCAACCTGACGGTAGCCTTAAATGGGTTATTAAGAAGACAGGAGATATAACACATTATCCATTAAGAACTAAAAGGGATGAAGTTACTGGAGCATTAATAGGTGATGACCCTACTGGATCTATAGTAATATGGGAACATCCTAATAAAGATGCTAGTGTTGGTTTATATATTGCAGGTATAGACTCATATGATTATGACGAATCAAGTACTACATCATTAGGTTCTTGTTTCATATATAAAAGAGTATAGTCTATAGAGTAGTACTCAGATATCATAGTAGCGGAGTATACTGGTAGACCTAAATCAGCAGAAGATTTCTACGAAAATGTGCGTAAATTGCTTATATACTACAATGCTAGAGCTATGTATGAGAATCAAAATAAGGGTATATTTGTTTACTTTACTAATAAGCATTGTGACTACTTACTTGCTGATCAACCAGATATAATCAACGATATAGTAAGTAATTCTAAAGTAAATAGAAAGAAGGGCTGCCACATGAATAAGCAAATTAAGCAATGGGGTTGGGGTCTAATAAAGGATTGGCTAAACGATATTAATGCAGATGGCAAGAAGAACTTATACAATATTATGTCGGAACCGCTATTAGAGGAACTTATAGCTGCAAACGATGTAGTTAACGTAGACCGTGTAATGGCGTTGACCCAAGTAATGATATATAGAGAATAGCTATATAATGTTAAAGTAAAAGAGATTAAAAAAGAGAATAGAAATAGGGTACTGTTTGAAGGCCCTATATTTACTCAGGAATGGTTTCGTGACGACGAAGCTATAGATAATATCGAAGCATATATGTTTTAATTATGAATAATATTAATCAAATGCCAATATAGAAACTTCCTATGTCTAAGAAGACAAAAGACTGGCAAGAAAGTTGTATAGACTATGTTATAGGTCGTAGTTTAGGAGGTTCTAGAAATGGTAATAACAGAACTCGCAGAGAGGAGATGCAAACATACTATGATCTTTATAATAGTATATACAATGAAAAAGATCTAAAGTATGTTACTAATCCTTTTAAACAGCAGGATGGCTTTCCTGCAATGGCTTAGGATTATAATATAATTAAGCCCAAAATAGACTTACTGTTGGGAGAAGAAACTAAAAGACCATTCAACTTCAGAGTAGTACGTACAAGTGATATAGCTGCTAGTGAAATGTAGGATAGAGCTAAATAGCTTTTAATAGATTACATTCAGGCTACTATAATGAGTAAATTAGGTCCTGAAGAACAAGCTAGATACTAGGAAGCTTTGCAGAATGGTGAGATAATGACTCCTTAGTAGATACAAAAATACATGAGTAAAGACTATAAAGATATAGCAGAAGTAACTGCATATCACAGTCTTAATTACTTAAAAAATAAGTTAAACATTACTCATGAATTCTTCAAAGGTTGGAAAGATGCTTTAGTTGGTGGTGAAGAGATATACTATATAGGTATACTAAATGGAGAACCGTGCCTCGAACGCGTTAATCCTATCTACTTTGATTATGATACTGAAACGTCTGACTTAGAATTCATTCATGACGCAGAATGGTGCTGTTATGAAATGAATATGTCTGTAACTGAACTATATGATAGATTATACGATAAGATGTCTGAGAAACAGCTAAATTAGTTGTTAGATATGATGGATCAAGCTTCTAAAGGAGGTATAAATCCTGAAGTAAGAAAGACATCTTTAGACTATACTCATATTAAAACACATACTATTGACGGATTCAGTAGTAATCCATTTGATAGTACTAATAGTGTAAAGGTATGGCACTGCTGTTGGAAATCATTCAAGAAAATAGGTTTTGTTACTATAATTGATCCTGAATTAGGAGAACCTAAGGAGTATCAAGTAGATGAGAGTTATAAAGAGACAGGGATGGAACTCAATGTAGAATGGAAATGGATTACCGAAGTATGGGAAGGATATAGAGCTGGAGAAGACTTATATATAGGAATACAACCATTAGAATATCAATATACTTCATCTGATAATCCTAACTCTTAGAGATTGCCTTATACTGGAGTAGTATATAATAATACAAACAGTAGACCACGTAGTTTAGTAAGCATGATGAAACCATTACAGTATATGTATATTGTACTATGGTATAGACTTGAGCTTGCTATGGCTAGAGATAAAGGTAAAGTAGTAAATATGGATATTACTTAGATACCAAAATCTATGAATATAGATGTATCTAAATGGATGCATTATTTATCTGCTCTTGGTGTAAACTTTATTAATCCGTATGAAGAAGGATGGGATATACCTGGTAGAGAAGGAGGTAAACCTAGTCAGTTTAACTAGATTACAGCTCTTGACCTTACTATGGCTAATACCATAGATTAGTATATTAATCTTATGGATAAGATTGAAAGTATGCTATCTGAGATATCTGGAGTTAGTAAGCAAAGAGAAGGTTCTATTTCATCTAATGAATTAGTAGGTAATGTAGAACGATCTGTAGTACAATCAGCTCATATTACTGAACCTTGGTTCTGGACACACAATTAGGTAAAGAGAGAATGCTTAACTATGTTGCTTAATACCGCTAGATGGGCTTGGAAAGATGGTAGTAAAACTCATCTACAATATATATTAGATGATGCTACTAGAGCATTCTTAACGCTATCAGATGATATGCTTTATGAGGATTTTGATATCTTTATAGAAGATACTACCAAGAATCAACAGTATATAGAAACACTTAAGCAGTTAATGCAACCTGCTATGCAGAATGGTGCTAGTTTGCTTGATATAGCTGAAATCATTACTATGGATAATATTAGTATGATTAAGTCTAGATTAGAGGAGATTGAGCAGAAACGTATGGAACAGCAACAGGCTATGGAGTAGGCTCAAGCAGAACGCGAACAGCAAGCTATTCAAATGCAAAATGAGATTAAGGAAGAGGAGCTTATGATTAAAGAAGCAGAAATGGATCTTGAGAAATATAAGATAGATCAAGATAATGCTACTAAGATTACTGTAGCTCAACTTAATGCTTATAGAGGTGCTGAGAATATGGATCAAGATGGTAATGGAATTCCAGATCCAGTAGAGATAGCCCAGCAAGCTTTAGCTGAACGTAAGCAAGCATCTGATGAAGCTTCTAAACAATTTGAATTCAATGCTAAGATTAGAGAGCAGAAGATGAAGAAAGAAATAGAAGATAAGAAGAATCAGCTTGAGAGAGAAAGAATGGATCACGAAATGAAGTTGCAAGCAGCTAAAGACAAAGCGGCACTTGAAAGAGAGAAACTTAAAGCTAAAACTGCAATCAAGAATAAAGTAACAGGAGAGAAATAATTATGAATTGGTTTAAAGAAACATGGTGGATAGTTAAACAACTATTTACTAAAGTAAAAGCAGATAAAGTAGAGTATAAACACATGGATCACTATCCATTTAGTGGTTATTCTGCAATGAGCTGGTGTGGTTACTTGTTAAGTAGAAAACCTGAATCTCAGATTAAACCTACTACTTGGAATCACGAAAATATTCATCTTTATGAAGCTAAAGATAAGAAGAGATGGATAAGTTATTATTGGTCTTATGCATGGTCATGGATTAAAGGTAATCCAATTATCTACCCTGCATCTAGTGCTTACTATACTATTCCTTATGAGATGGAAGCTTACGCTAATGATGATAACTTTGACTATCTAAAAACACGTAAGCCTGAAGATCTTGATAAGTACAAGATTAAGGATAGAAAGAAGACTTATAAGGCTAATAAAAAGAATTGGAAACAGTATCTTAAAACAATTAAATAATAGGAGGAATTAATTATGGCATGTGGAGGTAAGAAGTCTGGCAGCTCTAAGAAGGGTAAAGGCGGAAAGAAATAATTGAAAGATTATGGATAGACAAGCATTTAAATAGAGAATGCAAAACCTAAAGTCTTACCGGGAGAATAATCCCGGTAAAGGCTATTGGGATTGGAAGGTAGAAGCATTTCAGGATGGTGGTCAGACAGGTGATCCTGAGAAGGAAAGATTCTATCAAGCTACAGGTAGAAGTAGTAGTGGTAGACCTTTAGAAGAAGGCTTAAAACCTGTATTTAGTATTGAAGATGCTGCTAATATGACTCCTATTGGTGATGCTATATCGGTTAAAGATACTTATGATGCAGTAAAGAATAGAGATTGGTTAGGTGCTGGACTAGCCGCTCTTACAGTATTACCTTTTGTTCCTAGTGGTTTAAGAAATGTAAAAGCTGCTGCTAGGTACATTCCTACTGTAAATAGAACTGAACAAAGTTTAATAAATCAGGCTCTAGGTAATATTAGTAAGAAAAGAGATTATTTACCAGATATAGCTAATTCTAGAAATAGAGTTCTAGAAGACATTAATACAATACCTTATCGTAATAGAGCTGAATAGGCAGATAAAATATTCGGTACTAATTATAGCGAAACTTATGATCTGCTTGATGATTTGTATCAGCATAGGTACTTTGATTTACCTGAAGTTCAACCCAAAGATATGGTAGCTTCTGGAAGATTATAGGCTAAACCATTTGCAGAAGAACGATTTAATAAGACTGGAGTAGGAGCAGAACCTAATGAGTTTGATTTATGGGTAAATACAGGAATGTATAGAGATCCTATGCAATTAGCTAATCACGAAATGAATCATTATACTGATTATATAATTAGTAGAAATATAGATACATCTGTCAATAATAATATGTTAAAGTAGTTAGAGAATTCACTAAAATAGACAGACGCTACTGACTATTACAGAAAAGGTACAGAATAGAAAGCTTATATGAATTAGCTAAGAACTATGCTCAAATAGAATGGAGATATATAGAATTTAGATGAACCAGTATCGTCTACTCTACTTAAGAAGTATCTAGATAAAATGTCTGATAGTGATCCTATAAAGAAGATGTTTAAACAGCATAAGAATATTAATGCATATACTAAATGGTTTAACGCTATTCCGTTGCTTGGTACTACTGCATTAGGAGCTAATGCTTACTTTAATAATAATAAAAATGAGTGATCTGATAGATTATACAGGTATCATGCCGGAATATCCCATACCTTCATATAAGTATGGTGGTATTCATATAAAGAAAAAGAATAGAGGTAAGTTCAATGCTTTAAAGAAAAGAACTGGTAAAACAACCGAAGAACTTACTCATAGTAAAAATCCATTAACTCGTAAAAGAGCTATCTTTGCTTAGAATGCGAAAAAATGGAAACATAAAGGAAGAAAGAAAAAATAACAAATCTAATTATATATAATTATGGATAATGTAACATTGAACGGTTTTGAGGTATTTGAAGAACTCATGCCAGGAGCAAGTGTAAAGAATAAACCTATTGTTTCTCCTACTAATGAGGAAGAGGAAGAAACAAAAATTGATCTTGAAGGAGTAGGAGAAGAACTCAGTGAAGAAGAGTTAAATAATATTCGTAAGAATACGAAAACTGAAACTGAGGAAGAGAAAGAGGAAGAGCTTGAAGAAGAAGATAAAGAAGTAAAATCTAAATCTAAAGCTAAACCTAAAACTACTACAAAGGAAGAAACAGAAGAACCTGAAGTTGAGGAAGAAGAACCAGAAGAGTCTACTGATGAAACTACCATAGTAACAGGTTTCTTTGATTCTTTGTCTGAAAAGTTAGGTTGGGATGATATTGAGGATGATGATAAACCTAAGACTGTTGAAGATCTTATTGATTACTTTAACGATGTAATTGAAGAAAACTCAGTACCACAATACGCTAGTGAAGAAGTTGAGCAACTTGATAAGTTTGTTAAGAATGGTGGTAATTTAAGAGATTATTTCTCAATTGACAGCGAAGTCGATCTTGATGATATTGATCTTGAAGATGAGAGTAATCAGAAGTTAGTATTAAAAGAATTCCTTAAAGAAAAAGGTTTTAATACTAAACAAATTGAAAAGAAACTTACCAAATATGAGGAAGCTGGTATTCTTGAAGATGAATCATAGGATGCTGCTGAGGCTCTTAAGGATATAAGAGAGAGTAAGAAACAACAGCTATTGAAAGATCAAGAAAATGCTGCCAAGCTTGCAGCTCAACGCCAACAGGAGTACTTTGATACCGTTGTCAACGAAATAAAGGGTATGGATAATATTCGCGGTGTTAAAATTCCTGAAAAGGATAAACAGACACTATTAGAATATATATTCAAGCCCACCTCTGATGGTATGACTAAATTCCAAAAGGATTGGTCTAAGAGCGTAAAAAATTTAATTGAGTCTGCCTACTTTACTATGAAAGGAGATACACTTGTAAAAGCTGCTGAAGTAAAAGGTCAAAATGCCGCTATTAACAAGTTTAAAAATAGCCTTAATAGAACAGGAGTAAGTAGAAAGACTAATAAACAGGATAACACTAGCACCGAGTCTATGTGGAATTCCTTCGCACGAAGATTGCGTGCTAATTAATAATAACTAAAAATTAATTTACTAGTATTTTATGGATAATAATATTCTGAATAATTTGGTACTGTATAAAGGTAAGTGGTTCAGTGATTTGATTGATACCGCTAAGATTTCTGCAGCATCACAATAGAATCCGTATCAGGTTGCTACTGTGTTGTCCTATGTATTCGGTACCAAAGATAATGGTTACAACACTTCTTTGGATATGCTTACTGGTGGTCTTGGTAATGTAATGACCATTGATCAACCGAGCTGGGAGTGGAATGTAATGATTGATGCCGATAGAGCAGTTACAATTAGAGATGCAAAATGGAATGGTGCAGCTATTACAGATGATTCAACTGCGGGTCTTGGCAATACACCTATTATGCTGTGGTTAGAAGATAACTGGTTTGGTCCTACTGCTGTATTGGAATTTGATGATAAGGAATTCCAAGTACGTGTAGCAGGTGCTCCGTATCAGGACGGTAACCTGTGGGTATATACTTGTTTTGTAGCTGATGGTCAGCCTACTTCTTATATTCCTGCAGAACTCTTGAAACCGGGTTGCCAAGTATCTCGTCTGGCTTCTGCTGTTGAAGAATACAGTGAAGAAGGTGATATCCTGAACTATAATACTCATTTCAAGATGCGTAATTATCTTACTACAATTCGTATCAACTATGATATTACTGGTTCAGCTTATTCTACAGTAATGGCAATTGCTTTACAGGATCCTAAGACTGGTAAGAAGTCTTATTTGTGGGCTGATTATCAGGAATGGGTAGCTCTGCGCGAATGGTATAAGAGATGTGAACGTTTCTTGGTTTACATGAAATCTAATGTAAACAAAGATGGTTCTTGTAATCTGAAAGGTACTAACGGCCGTCCGGTATTTATTGGCGCCGGTCTGTTGGAACAGATTGCTCCGTCTAATAGACGTTACTATACTCATCTTACTGCAGAACTGTTGGAAGACTTCCTGTTTGACCTGTCTTATAATGTACTTGGTACTAACGAACGTAAGTTTGTTGCATTGACTGGTGAAATGGGTATCCGTGAATTCGATAGAATTTTGAAGGAAAAGGTAGTTAACATGAACCTTATTGATACTGTATTTGTAACTGGTTCTGGTGACAGCCTTACTTTTGGTGGTCAGTTCAAGACTTATAAGATGACTAATGGTATCGAGTTGACCCTGAAGTATTTCCCGCTGTATGACGATATTACTTATAATCGTAAGTTGCATCCGGTTACTTTGAAACCGCTGGAATCATATCGTATGACATTCCTGGATCTGGGTAGACGTGATGGTGAAGCTAATATCGTTAAGGTAGTTCGTAAGGATCGTGAATTCGTAACTTGGACTACTGGTGGTGCAGTTCTTCCGTCTGGCTATGGTAAGTCTATTAATACTCTGAGATCTAATGGTAAGGACGGTTATACTGTATTCTTCCTTGGAGAAATGGGCATAATGTTAAGGGATCCACGTGCGTGTGGGGAACTAATCATGGAAGCTGAGTGATAAACTAACTTTTTTATACAATATTTAGGAACCTTGCGGAATGATCAGCGTTATATAATATATAACAAAAAATATTATATATTATGATGCGTTCATATGATGTTTATAAAATAACAAACAAGGTTAATAATAAAGTATATATAGGTATCACAAGTAAAGGTATAAGTGCTCGGTGGAAAGAACATATCTATAGTGCCGAGCACGGATGCCCTTTCAAGTTACACAACGCTATAAGAAAATATGGAAAAGAGAACTTCTCAATAGAACTTATAGATTTCTGTAATAGTTGGGAAGAACTCACAGAAAAAGAACAATATTATATTTCCGAATACAAATCATTGCAAGATGAATTTGGTTATAATATGACAGAAGGTGGAGATGGAACCTTCGGTCGAACTCATTCTGAGGAAACTAAAGAAAAGATTCGTCAAAAGGCTATTGGTAGAGAAGTTACTGAAGCTACCAGACTTAAGTTATCCGAAGCCGGAAAAGTAATTACAGAAGCAAGAGAAGCTTATCGTAATTCTGGCAATATTGGATCTTCTAGGAGAAAACCAGTTCTACAATACACTAAAGATGGCTATTTTATAGCAGAGTATTGCGGTGTAAATGAAGCATCTAGACTAACCGGAATACACGTTACAACTCTATCTAACGCTTTAAAAAATAGAAACGTAATTGGTTCTAAAGTAAATCCTTATATTTGGGTTTATAAAGAAGATTATCCTAATGTACCTGAAACAGTTCCGGCTAGTTTATTTGCTAAAGACCCTGACTGGAGGCCTACTATATCAGAAGCTTGCAGAAAGGCTGATTTAGAGTCTAGAAAAAATAGAAAAGTAACTAAAAAACAAAAGCATATTGCTATTGAAAATGGCTTAAAAGTAGCTAAAGCTATAAATCAGTACGATAAGGATGGTAATATGATCAGAGAGTATGTTTCTATTATTGAAGCATCTAGAGAATCTGGTTGTGATAGAAGAGGAATACAGCGACAGTTACAAAACCCAATAGATCCAAATAATAAACGAGCTTGGAATAACGCTAAATATATCTGGAAATATAAAGAACAACTAACTGAACAATCTAATTAATAATTATGGAAGTAATCGTTAGAATAATTAAAACCAATCCCTGGACTGGGATTACTAAATGGCCTACATGTTTTGACTATGTAAGCTCTTACTGGACTAGATCTGGTAATTTATATACTGGTTTATCTGCAGAAGATGCAACTAGATTAGAAAAAGAAATTGGTTATCCTGAGGGATAGTTATCTCCCAATAGTGCGTTCTGGGATACTTTTGCTATTAAGATTGGCAAAAAGGATTTGATATTGGATACTAATAGACCTGAGGATGAATTAAAATATCTATTCCTTAAGAAACATAAGAGAGTAGCTAATGGCCTTAACGATATTAAGCCTAGCACTGATTATGTTATGATTAATAAGGATAGTGAAGCAGAGGAACAGAATAAGTTCAATAAGGTTAAGCGTGAAGCATATAGAGAAATGGATAAGATGTCTACAGAAGAAATGCGTAAGTGTTTACGTCTTTATGGTATGAAATCAGATTCTATGTCTAATGAAGTTGCTGAAGCTAAATTATCAGAATTTATTGAAGCTGATCCTTCTAAGTTCTTAATGAAATGGGTAAATAACCCGAATAAAGAAATTAACTTCGTAATTGAAGAAGCTATTGCTAAAAATATTATCAGAAAGAATCGTGCTCAATATTACTTTGGTACTGATTTAATTGGTAATGGTCTTGAAGATGTAATTGCTTACTTAAAGAATAAGAGTAACCAAGAAATCAAGTTAGCAATAATGCAGGAAATAAAATCTAAATAATGACTAATAAAGATTCTCATATAATTTTCAAGGTAGTTCTGGATAAGAATGCAGAAGGTATTGCTTATGGTGGATGCCCAGCATTCTTAGATGAAGAAGTAGACTTATTTCTTAATCAAGCATAGTTAGAAATCTTAAGTAATAAGATTACTGGTAACAATGCATTAAGAGTAGGTTTGGAAGGTTCTGTATCTAACTTATCTGAAATAGAGAAGTTAATAGCTACAGATGTTAATCTTCATGCTGTACATACAGGCTACAATGAGTATGCATTAGAAGATGTTCATGATGAAGATAATAGAATGACTATACTTAGTGTATTACTTAAGTATGGACAATTCTAGACTAACTGTGTACTTACTAGTCATGAGTTAGTAAAGCCTTTTAAGCAGACTTATAATAATATACCTTGGGTAGAGAATCCAGTAGCTACTTTAGAAAACGATAAACTCTTAGTATATGTAGATCCTGTTTTAATGCAGGATCCTATGTATGCTCCAAGAGTAGAAGATAATACAGAATTCTACAGAGTAGATCTTACTTATGTTAAGAAACCAACTAAGTTTGATTATACTAAACCTGAACAAGAATTAGACTTCCCTGAAGATGTTATGTATGAGATTATTAATAGAGCAGTAGTAATTGCTTTAGAGAATATAGAATCTCAAAGACAATCTTCTAAGTTTTAGTTAAACCAAGTATCTGAATAATTATGTGTGAGAGAGATTTTCAAATAAATATAGAGAGGTAGCTTAACAATATCATACCTAATTATAATGAAACTATCAAGTTTCCTTCAGATACTTTGTTTCATTTTATAAATAAAGCTAAAGACGAATATGTTAAATAGAACTTTAGAGTATTCTAGAGAAACCAAGAGATTACTGATAACATACGTACTTTAGTGAATACTAAGAGCTATACTACTTATAGCTTTAGTAAATTAGGTAATAAATGGGAAGCCAATTATCCTGAAGATTATATGTTTGCACTTGGTGAAAATGTATATATAAGTATAAAGGATAATAAATGCAATAACTTAATTACCCGTGAATCTGATGTAATAGAGGCTACAATAGAGACAGTAAGCTCTAGACTAAGTAATAGTCTATCAGATCATAAATTGCGTTATAATCAAGCAAAACCTATTAGAGTATATACTGACAATAAAATTGTATTATATACTGATGGTAATTATAATATAAGTTCTTATGAACTTACTTACTTAAGAAAAGCTAAGGACTTAGGTACTCTCTAGGATTTAACTAAAGAGTATACAGATTTACCAGAAAATACACATTAGGATATAGTTGATCTAGCAGTTCAAATGATAGTACAGACTATACCTAATACTAGTTCTAAGAAATCTTAGGATGAATAATTAAAGGCGCTTACTAACGTGGAAATACCTAGAGTAAAGTAGAAGGTAAGCGAATAGACTAAGCGCTAATGTCTAATTTAATTTTAATATTTTAATATGTTACAATCAGTACACTCCGTATTAATCGGAAAACAAGCTCCTGTTTCTTACGATACAGTAGATACTTTGGCTGTTGGTGATGTTGCTTTGTTCGATGAGAATAAGGCTCTTATTAAAACTGCTGCTGATGCAGTAAATGCTAACTCTCTGTATGTAGGTGTAGCAGGTGAAAAGATGAATGTTACTATGCCTGATGGTACAGTAGCACAGAAAGCTAATATTGATTTCTCTACTGAAATCCAGAAAGCTTCTAAACCGTCTGCAGTAATTGGCGAATATGTAGCTCCTGTTGAAGAAAAGATTGTAATCACTTTAACTAACGCTACTATTATTGCTGGTAATCGTTACGTTTTGCGTATCGTTTATAAGGATATGTATGAAGCTGCTTGGCAGTTTACTCATACTTATGAAGTATATGCTGAAACTACTACAGCTAAAGATTTAGTAGACGCTTTCTTGAAGAAGATTAACGCTCACAAGAATCGTAGAGTACAGGCTACTGCTTCTGCTGCAGTTCTGACTTTGACTGCTATGCCGAAGGATGATAATGAAGGCGTTTATTCTTTAAATGAATACAGCGTTGTATCTATGGAAGCATCTCTGTATGAGACTATTCCTGGTGCATTGCTTGCTAATCAGCCTAAGGCAGTTGTAGGTGCTAAGATTGAAAAGACTGCAGGTAATCCTGGTAAGGGTTATTGGAAGCAAGTACGTGATGCAGAAGTACGTAATATGGGTTATAAAGGTCATGTATTTACTGGTGCATATCCTATTGTTGAACAGGCTCGTAAAGTAGTAGAAGATGCAGAATATGATTATGCTATCATCGAAAACGATAACCTGTACTTGAGCAATGATAATCAGTACATCAAGACTACTCCGTTGACTACGGAAGTTTATTGTCCTAGTTTAGTTAATTCTATTGTAGATAAAGGTATTCAGTCATTTATTGCTGGTAAGACAATTGCCTAATCCACGTTAGAGAGATTGAATTTGGGATAAGATTCCTTTTACAAACTACAGAAGTGGAGTTGTGGAATATTCCACTCTCCACTTTTTTTATTGTTGATATATGGACAAATTAACAAATATACAAATAGATGGTGATAAACTGACCTTTAAGATAGAGACTGAAGTAGATCTTAGTAACTATAGTAAGGAAGTTTATATAGATGAAGTATGGAATTTAAAGAACATACTTGAAGACAGTCCTATACATAACATTAGCTTTTCTGAGAATATTACAGTAGATTCCGATAATAATGTAACTGTAACTAATGACGATATTCTAGAATTAGATTGGAATATGAAGTATGTTACTTTGAGATGTTTTACGGAATAGGAAGAAATACATTTTCACGGCATATACTACAATCCTTCAATTGTATATATGGCAGAGATTAGGAAATTACATACTCACTGCTCAACTTGTTTAGATGATCAGACTATGTAGAACATAATGTTAGTAGTCTTTAAGAGATAGTTGCTTGAGTATGCTTTAGCATCCGATTACTATCGTGATGCTTTACAATTATATGTAGATATCTGTAGATTACTTGAGATATCTATCAAACCAAAATGTGCAGCTAGTACTTGCTGTAACAACGCTATTCTTACTCAGAAAGGTGATTGTTTCAATACAGAAAACGATAAGTGTCTTCATTTAGAGAAAGAGCGTAACTCTGCTACTTTATTTAGTGGTATTTGTTACTCTTGTTCTAACAATACTTGCAGTACAGGAAATTGCAGTAATAGTTATTGTAAATTATAAAATAAATAGATATGATACAAAAATGTGATGGTGTAAAGATATTGGACTTAGAAGAGAAGCTTGAAGCTACAGGTAGTGAATACATTGTTACTGCAGAAAAAAGCAATAACTATAAATTACCGCTTGAATCTGTAGCTGATATAGTTATAGGTAATTCTAAGTTTAAAGCTGCAATTAAGGATGTATATGAATCAAGTACACCTACTGCATCTGTATCTTTAGATAAAGATAAGTTCTTATTCTCATTTGGTATACCAGCAGGTAGAACAGGAGATGCAGGTAAGGACGGTAAATATGGTAAAGACGGTAAAGACGGTAAGGATGGTATTGATGGTGTACCAGGTATAGACGGAGATACTACTAGAGTAGTAATAGCATACAAATCTACTAAAACTATACAAAGACCTGATACTCCTGTAGGAGGTAGCTGGGATTACGATACTAATACTATTACATATCCTGAAGGATGGTCTGGTAGTGATAGTAATCCTAATGGTTATGTGTGGATGTCTACTGCTACGTTCTCTAGTAAAGGTACAATAGTAGTGCCTTGGAGTACTCCTGTAAGACTTACAGGTGCAGATGGTCATGATGGTGCAGATGGTAGTAATATTGAGTTTGTATATAAGCTTACTGTAACTAGTTTAGTTACTCCTACTAAACCTACAGGTAATAGTTAGACTGAAGCCATTAGACAAGGTTGGACTGATCATCCTACAGGTATTAGTGAATAGTACCAATGTGAATGGGTTTGTTCACATAACTTGCAAACTGATGGCAGTTGGAGTGAATGGAGTGACCCTACTATTTGGTCCAAATGGGGAGTGAATGGTAAAGACGGTGATGGAGTAGAATATATTTATCAACGTACTAAATTGCCTGCTTCTCCTAAAGAGATTACAGATAATAATCCAGATCAGGATGAATATATACCTCAATCAGCTCCTGGTGAACAACCTTGGACAGATGATCCTAAGGGAGTAAGTGAAGAGTTTAAATATGAATGGGTTAGTAAAAGAAAGTATAAAGGTGATACTCACAAATGGGGTAACTTTAGTTCTCCGTCATTATGGGCTAAATGGGGAGATGATGGTCAAGATGGTCAACACCTTAGAGTAATGTATACTAAGACATCTGGTAGTGATGTTAAGCCTAGAGATCCAGATAGATTGAATATTAACCCTGGTAGTATTTGGGGTGTAGGTATGCCCTCTGTGACTGGTAAAGAAGCCATATGGGGTATTCAAGCTTTAGTTACTTTTGATAATAAGTTAGTAATTGATGAATCTCTGCCTGAAGACGAAAGAGGTTGGCAAGGGCCTTATTTAATTACAGGTGTACCTGGTCTTGATGGTAATAACTTTAATTATCAAGTAGAAGCATTCAAATAGAGTTCTACTCAACCTGAAAAGCCTACTAGCAATGACCCATATAATCCAGGTGATGGTTGGGTACTTACTCCTGATATGTCCACAGGTATATGGTGGAAATCTGTAGCATTAGTTCAAGGTGAAACAGGTTCTGTAATAGAATGGGGAGCTGTAGTAAAAGTAACTGGTCAAGGGGTTGTTATTAAAGGTACTTTGGACTCTACAGATGATCTTCCAACTAGTGGCAATGAGATAGGAGACGGTTGGGTTATTGATGGTTTCTTGTGGGTATGGAATGGTAGTGATTGGGTAAATGTAGGTAAGGTTCAAGGTATAGATGGTAACTACTATGAATACAGATTTGCTAGAAACAATAGTTGGGAAATTGCTCCTTAGTTAAATGCAGCTGAACGTTATCCTACAGGTTGGAGTTCTACTGCACCAGCGTTAAGTAGCGGTAAAGTATTATGGGCTACATTTGCTCTTATCAATGGTGGAGATAATACGTTAATGGAACAATGGTGTGATCCGTACTATATGACTGGTATGACTGGTGATAATGGTGGTTCAGGTATTCCTGGGGTAGGTTATGAAGTTAGATACTGTAAAGGTACTGAAACTACTTATACTGGTGAGGCTTGGAGTGATTCTATGAAATGGAAGAGAAATCCTACAGGTTGGTCTATGGATGTTCCTGAGCTTACTAATGGAGATGAGTATAATTATATATGGTTTATTCAGTGTAGAGTTATTAATGATAATATGGAAACTGCATGGTCTAAACCTAATCCTATGGGTGGTATAATTACTCCAGATCCAGTAGGTTCACAACCTATAGCATATCCTGCTGGTATATATAGTACTAGCACTCCTTATATTAATGATGGGGAGAAAGCTCCTTATGTATATGATACTAGTGATGGTAACTACTATTTCTTAAAATCAGTAATGACGTGGCTTGGTACTCAGTAGAATAATGAATCTCCTGCTACAGATACATATGGTGCATGGACTGTATTAGAGAATTATGAGGCAATCTATACTGATTTACTTATTGCACCTAATTCATTAGTAGGTGGAGCTGTATTTAATAACAACTTGATGTTCTCACAAAGAGGTAAGAATGCTAGTGGTGGTGATAGTTCTGAGTATCATTTGATTAATACTTCAGATCCTATGAATACCTCTAACTCATTTAGACCTAACTTCTTACTAGACTTTGAAAATGGTGAAGCTTACTTTGGAGCTGGAGGTATACATTTAGCAGCTGATTCTGCAAACTCTTTAATTCAATTAATAAGTGGTAATCCGGCTGCTGGTTTTGGCTCTGCGGCTAGTATGAATCTAGAAGGCATTGGGTTTGATAAAGTCGTAGCTACTAGTAATCCTACTGCTAACAGAAGTGCTGAATTGAGTATAAACGGACTGAGTGTCAATATGGGTATTCCAAGGTTCTCTGTTAATGAAGATGGTATGACCTTTGGTAACTACATTGGAACTAATTAGCAAAATGCATTTAGCGTACTTTCTGACGGTAGTATGTATCTTAATGATAGTTTAACAATAGGTGATACAAGTAATGAACATATTGCTATTGATAGTGGTAGTATGAAGTTAAAAAACAGTTCATTACAGAATATAGTTATCACTTATGATAATACTACCTCTTCTATTACACTTAACAATCCTACAGGTATTGATTCATCTAGGGTAGTTATAAAAGCCTTAGATGACGATGCAGAAGATTCCGTTTCTGTAAGAACTTATGATTCTCAAGGAAATTATAGCAGTATTACTCCTACTGGAATAAGTTCTTCTAATGGAGTTGATAAATGGATAATTATAAATAACGATTATATCTCAGTACATACTCCAGAAGGATCAGATACTGGATGGACTGGAACTAAAAATGGTTTAAGATTCCAATGTGGTATTTGTGTTGGAGAAGCTTAATTAATTTACTATGGATAAAGCAAAAGAATATATAAACAGTAAAACAAACTCTATACTTAAAACTAATATACTTAGGAATAATAGAGATGTTGTAGCAACCATAGTATACAATGAGTTAACAGATTTATTGGAGTTTAGTAACACATCCAGTGTTACTACTCCTATAGATTCTGAAATACTAAAGAGATACTTACATTAGGTTAAACCACAATTATATAGTGGTATACCTATGAAACTCAAACCATATTGTATTAAGTGTGGTTGTGGTAATGGATACTTTAGAGGATTGTATGATCCTTATGTATTAGCATTGTTAACAGAGGATGCAGATCCTTGGTTATGGGAAGATAACGGTGTAGTACTGTTAGAATAGTAGAAAGAAAATAATTTGATTGACAATGATAGCAAGAATTAAAGGTTTAAAGATTAGTCAAGCTTCAGAACGTACTGCTGTCACAGGATAGGAGATGATTCCATTCCAAGATGGTGAAAGAAATGGTAAGATCCGAATGATAGAGTTTAAAGATATGACTATGTATATCTTTGATCCTACTATCGTTGATGGTAAAGTAAGTCAAGAAGATTATGACGCATTAAAGCAAGCTATAGAGGAAGGTAAGCTTATCTATACTATTAACTCTAATAGAAATGGATTAGACTTAGCAACCGAAGTAGCTATAGTTGGTAGTACTATATATATTGAATCTCCTGACTTTATTAAAGAAGAAGGTACAGATAATATATCTCAAGTAGTATTTGATACTATTACTGTAGATGGTTCATTAAACTATAGTAAAGAACAATATACTACTACAGTAATTAAGACTACTGGAGACGGTACTAAAGTACTCACAGATAATGGTCAGTATGTATATATAGGTAATTTAGCATTAACTAATATTAAGTTTAAAGATGGTACTAATACATCTACTTATGACTTAGTAACTAATGGTATTACTTTCAGACAGAATAGTACTCCTTGTGTATCATGGAATACTATTAAGAGTGGTAACAATATCTATATGGATATACGTATAGCTAATGCTACTGCTTCTATGGACGGTCTTATGAGTAAGGAAGATTATGTAGAACTTAATACTACTATTCCTGGATAGATTGAAGACCTAAAGGAAGCTGACTCTAATTTAAACAATAGAATAGACAATCTTGATAATAAGATTGATAAGGAGATTGCTGATAGAGAAGCAGAGATAGACCGTATAGAGAATAAGTTTGATGGGGTCACTGATAAGCTAGAGGATGCTTTACAGAAAGAAATTGAAGATAGGAAAGCAGGCGATACTACTATTACTAATAGTTTAAATGCATTCATTAGTACTAAAGGTCAACCTAGTGGTTTAGCTGAATTAGACTCAACTGGTAAAGTTCCTGCAGCTCAATTACCATCTTATGTAGATGATGTATTAGAGTTCTCTACTAAAGCTCAATTTCCTCAGATTGGTGAAACTGGTAAGATATATGTATCTAAGGATACTAACTTAACATATAGATGGACTGGTACTCAATACTTAGAGATTAGTTAGAGTTTGGCATTAGGTGAAACTCCTAGTACAGCGTATCCTGGAGATAAAGGTAAAGCCAATAGAGATGCTTTAAATAGTATGCCTACTAAGATTACTTCATACCTTACTCCTACTACTAGTACTGGTGAATTAGTTAAGATTAACTATAAGTATGCAGCTAAAGATGGTTTAAATTATGGTCCATTACAGGATGATAATATAGATATACCATCAGCTACAACTACTAATGCAGGTGCTATGTCTGCAATAGATAAAGGCAGATTAGATGACTTATATAATGAATTTGGTAGTATACAGAATCCTGGTGATAAGCTTGATTCACTACCTAATAACCTAGTTACTGGTGTAGATGCAACGTCTAGAAATGCAACTAGTGTAACTATTAATTATAAGCAATCTGATTTATCTGCAGCTAGTAATTCATATACTAATCCTATTACTAAGTCATAGACTATACCTGCTGCTACACAATCTGCAGCTGGTGTAATGACTGCTACTGATAAATAGAACTTAGACGTCAATATACCTAATAGAATTACTAATCTAGATAATAGAGTAACTACTGAAGTAGATAGATTAGAAGAACTTATTGAAAGTAGTTCAAATGATATCATCAATGATTTGAATGTAGAGATTCAAGCTAGAAAAGATGGTGATAATCAGTTACAGACTAACATCAACAATCTGTAGTCTACTATGAATACAGAATTAGCTAAGAAGGTTGGTAAGGTAACTGTAGCTGGTTCTGGTAATGCTGTTACTACTGCATCTATTAGTGGTGATACTCTTACTTTAACTAAAGGAGCTACATATAATAACTATGTACATCCTGCTGGTTCTGCACCTAGTAAAGCATCTGGATTCTATAAGTTCTCTACTGATTCTACTAGTCATGTAGCTAGTGTTACTGCTGTAACTAAAGCTGATATAACTGCATTAGGTATACCTGCATAGAATACTAATACTACTTATACATTTGCTAATGGTTCTGCTGGTAATTTCACAGTAACTCCATCTGGAGGTAGTGCATAGACTGTAAGCGTTGGTAAGCCAGCTAATGCTGGTAATGCTGATACAGTTGGTGGTATTAGTCCATCTGCTTTTGTAAAAAAAGCTGGTGATACTATGACTGGTAACTTAACAGTGGGTAATACTAATAGTTATTGCTGTGTTTTACGTACTGACGGAGTCTTTACTATTAAGGCTACTCCTACTGTAGGAGATTGGAATAGAGGTTATGAATTTGTTAATACTAATGACACAGTATTAGCTAAATTTGGAGCATATGGATCAGGATAGAATTTTGACTATTGTTATATAGGAACTAGCTATGATGGTAATAATACATGGCAAAGATGGAACTCATCAGGTTCTGTTATAACTACACCATTAAGAATAGAACAAACTTCAACAACAATTCCTTTAACACTGATTGGCAAAAATGAGGCAAGTTATGTTTAGTTTAATAACGGAGAAGATAGCGCTGAAGTAGGATTTCATATATCTCTTGGCGCTTACCTACTCAATGATAAACTGACAACTCGTCCGTGTATATCATTAGGTAGAGTAGACAGTTTAGATGGAGGAGCAACTTTCTATTATGGAGGTACTCATTATAAATTACTACATGAAGGTAACTATGCTAATGAGTTAGATTAGCGTTATTTACCAAAAACAGTATATGACTATCGTAATGGCTGTTTAGTGAGATTAAGAAATTCAGCTGGTGATCACACTATGATTACAGTGAGAATTTTTGGTAATTCTTACTATGGTAATAGTGTTCCATTTGACACAGTAATATAGTTCTACAACTATCCTCCTGAAAATAAAATATTCTAGGCTACTGGTGTTAATAATGGATATAGCTTTGGGGATATAAAAGTATTTAATTACGATAATCGTATTTATTTGTGGTTTAAATAGCCACAGTAGTATGAAACTTTTATAGTTCACGCATACCATACGGGTGACCTCCGTAACATGGTTGAATCTATAAGTAATGCCGCTATGCCTACTTCTGGAGTTACTAGAACAGTAACTATAACTCCTAAATAGGCTATATACTCTTACGATAATATAGCAGTAGGTAATGTTACGTCTTCCGGTAAGGTATCTGCAGCAGGTGGTTTCTTCAAAGAATCTGATGCTCGTCTAAAATCAGATATTAAACCTTTAGATTATACTCTAGACTAGATATGTTCTATACCTACTGTATCATTTATAATGAATGATTAGAAGCAAATAGGTACTATAGCATAGAACTTAGAGGAATTAGGTTTTGAAGATATAGTAACTGAAGGTGATACTCTTAAATCTGAAGTAAATAATCCTGAACAATTTGAATCATTCACTAAAGATGGTGAAGAGTATGTTAAGGTTAAGAAGGTAGAGTATGAGATGTTAGGTGTATTAGCTATTGAAGGAGTTAAGATGCTTAAGGATGAGATTGAAAAGCTTAAAGCTGAAATAGAAACTTTAAAGAATAAGCAACATGAGTAATGAAATAGCAACATATTCTATGATATTAAGTAAGCTTAGTCTAGGTAAGAGTGGGACAGAATGTCCTACTAAGACCTAGATTTTAGCTATTAATTCATTAATCGTTATTGATAATGCTTCTACTTATGGAGCTAACGAATGTGTAAAGATAGATGATATACATAAGAAAGCAGAGACTTGGAATTACTACTTAACAGTATCACCTACTAGTATGTCATTTGGAGCTGGTGGTGGTAGCAAATCTTTTACTGTTAGTTCTTATAAGAGGAAAGTATTAGATGGAGTAGAATAGAGTGGTGATACTAGTGTATCATTGAAATCTACAGTTATATCTGGTAGTGGGTTCTCTTTAAGTGGAACTACAGTAAGCGCTTCTGCTAATGAAATTACTTCAAATAGAACAGGTACAGTTACTATAACTCAGAATGAGTCTAATAAGACAGTTACTATTAGTTTATCACAGGATGGGGATGATGTTAGTTCATATGGTGAATGGACTATATCTGTATCAGCTAATCCTACTAGTGTATCTAGTAGTGGAGGTACTTCTACTATTACAGCTAGTGCTAAGAGAACTATATATTGGGAGAGTGGAGATGTTACTGAAGAAACAGGTAATCCTACATTATCTACTAACTTAGGTAGTCTTAGTAGTAGTTCTTCACCTAGTACTTTAACATTAGGAGAGAATACATCTACATCTAGTAGAACTGCAACTATTAGAGCAACTCACGGTGGTAAATCAGCTACTTGTACAGTTACTCAAAGCGGCGCTACACCTTCTACTACTTATTATACCTTCTCTATTAATCCGTATAAGGTTAATGTAGGTTCTAGTGGTGGATCTGGTAGTGTAACTATTAGTTCTTATAAGACAGTTGGTAGCAGTACTTATGATGTAGATTATAGCATAGATAGTAGTACATTACCTTCATGGGCTTCATTCAATAAGAGTACTTCTACGTTTACTATACAATCAACTACTAGTACTACTGGTAGAACAGCAAAAGTATATTTTGATTAGGATGAATCTGGTAAACGAGATTATGCCGAATTAACTCAAACAGGGTATACTCCACCTGCAGATAATTATGTATTTACTTGGGATGACGGCAGTACTTCAAATGTTAGTGCAAACTTCCCGTGGGACTTCTCTACTAATGGAACTGCTGCTAATATACCAGTAGTATCTACTAAGAATGGTAGTAGTCAATCTTGGAGTGTGTCTAGTAAACCTAGCTGGATAACTACTTCTACTACTAGTAGTAAAGTGACTATTAGTGCATCCGATAATAGTGGATCTGCAAGAAGTGGAGAAGTAGTATTAACTCAGAGTGGGTCTGGTAATACACTTACTATTAATGTCAGTCAGGATGCTAAGCCTGCTGAAAATGTATATGTATTTACAATAACACCAAATACATATGATGCTTCATATAGTAATACCACTTTAATACCAAGAACAGTATCTACTAAGAATGGTAGTAAAATAGGCTATAGTTTAACTTCTGGTAGTACTGATTGGGTAGTTGTAGATACAACTGGAAAAATAACTGTAGAGATACTGGAAAACACTACTTCTAGTACTAGAAGTACTACTCTAGTATTTACATAGAATGAATCTGGTAAGACTCAATCTATAGAGATAACTCAAAGCGGTTATACTCCTACATATACGTTTAACGTAACTCCAACGAATTTAAATGTAACTGCAGCAGAAACTAATGAGACTCTTACAGTGCAATCTTATAAGACTGTACTTAAAAGCGACGGTAGTGAAACTACAGAATCTCTAGATTATGAATTCTCGTCGAATAATTCTTGGGTTGCTGCTGCGAGAACTACAACCAACACTACGTATATAACTATAGCAGAGAATGAAACAACAACCTAGAGAACTGCTAAGATTACTTTAACTCAAGCGGAGAGTGGAGCTCAAGCATTTACCAATGTTATCCAAGCTGGGAAAGCAGAGGAAGTAGTTAATAAATTAACTTTGAATAGTCTTACGTATGATAATTGTTATTTATTCCTTTCAAATACGAAACCAGTAAAACCTAATACTTAGGGCTACGAATACTTTATGTTCATGGCAAATATTTCTCTTAATTGGTATGCAAGTCGTGGTATAACAGTTAATGGAGGAACTGCATACGCCGGTAATCTAGTAAATATATATGTATATTCGAGCGGTAGCTATAAGTTAGTAAAGTCATTTTAGTTGCAATTAGGAGAACAGACAGTTACCTACTAATGAACCCATACTTAGCACATATGACAGATAGAGAATTGTTGGAGCAGATATATCTTCTGCTCCTTCAAATCAACGTAAAGGTAAGTGAGATAGATAATGATACTAAACAATTTGGTATGAACGTAGCAGCCAATCTAGTTGGTGATGCTCTAATGATGAATAACAATGATGCCGAGAGAAGAAATAATTAAACAGCTTAAACCTTACTTTAACGTAAAGGAATTAGTATGTAATCACATATATGGTAAATTTGGAGAACAATCATGGATGTTCTTAAGTACATAGCTACTGCATGTATTACTGTGTCTACGTACTGATATCTTACGTATGCCAATGCATATTAATATTGGTAATATGCATCAAAGAGGTATGCGTTGTAACCTGTGTCCTTTAGTAAAGAGTAAGAAGAATGTATATGTTAGCGGGCACCTAACAGGGAACGCTGTGGACTTCACATGTGATGATAAGACTGCAGAGGAAGTAAGAGAAATGATAAAGGCTAAACCTTTATTATTGCCATGTAAAGTACGTTTAGAGGATGGTGTATCATGGGTTCATATTGATGTATATGATGATGGAACAGAAGATAAAATAACAACATTTAAAGCATAACATATGTTACAGAGAGAGATAGTTAGATTTAGAGCATCAGATACGCAGCCTAATCCTCTAGAAGTAGATTATTGGATTGACGTTACCTCTAATTACTATGGTGGTTGTATTAGATACTATCGTAATGATACTAATACATGGGAGATGCTTGATTTGAATGATAAACAAGTAGATGCTATCATTGATTATATTAATAATGCTCTTGATTAGATAGAACAGTTTATTAATGATTCTATAACTGAAATCAGAAATGAATTAGCTGAATTTAAAGATGAACTGAAAGAGGAAGTTAATAAACTGTGGTAGTATATTAATCAGAAAGTAGAAGAATTAACTGCTCAGATTAACAATATTAGAAATGAGATTAATAATATCATAGGTGGAGATTTAAGTTCTATTCAACAAAAGATTACTGAATTAACTCAGAATATTCAAGAGTTAGATAGTAAGATTGATCAATAGATTAGTGATTTAAGAAGCTATATAAATAGTGAAATTACTAAAGCTAAGAATGAACTTAAGACTTATGTAGATGGTAAAGTTACTGATCTTACTGAGTTAATTAACCAAGAGATTACTAATAGAACTAATGCAGATAATAATTTGCAATCTCAGATTAATGAGCTTAAGCAATTGATTACTAATGCATAGAATGCTATTGATACTCATGCTGCTAGAAGAGATAATCCTCATGTAGTTACTAGAGCTCAATTGTCATTAGCTACTACTGATAGTGTTGTATTTAATAAAGTAAGTGCTCCTAGTGGGTTCTTTAAAGAGTAATAATTATGAATAAATGTGATGGTGTAAAGATATTGGAGCTAGATCCTAAGCGCAATCTTGAAGGTAGTGAATACATGGTTGTAGCTGAAAAGGAACATAACTATAAAGCTCCTATAAATTAGATTGTTGATTTAGTAATTAATGATAATAGAATTAAAGACTATATAGATGCTACTATAGAATCTTCAGTAGGGGATTTCAAGAATGAAGTTAACCAAAGTATATCAGAACTTACTAGTAAGATAACTACGGTTAATAATAGAATTACTAATCTTGAATCTAGTATAGACGATATTGAGTAGAACATAACTAGCATTAACAATAAGATTACTAGTATTGAAAATAATCTTGGCAATGTTGGTGAGCTACTTGATGAGGAGTATATTACTCAGTTAATAAATAGATTGATTAGCGAGAATAAGATATCTGTGTTAGACCCAGTACAGCAAGCAATGAACAAGGGTACTGGTGTTACTTTAGCATTACCTAGTGCTAACAGTGGTAAGATATCATTACCTATATGGACTGGTACTGAAGCTCAATATAATGAGCTTACTAAAGTAGCTGGTATGACTTATAATATTATTGATGAGGAGAGTGAGTAATGTTAGAGTTAGGTATAGCAGGGGGACGAGCAGTTCCCCTACAAAAGAGAACTGTAGGCAATACTAATATATCTGATGTATTTGATGGAGTAAATCATATATGGCCTACTAGGGATGATGTAGCTTACTTTTATGATTTCAATAGTATATAGTTAAGATTCATATGGACTACGTCTAACGGTAGAGACTTTGATACTGGTACTAACATTACTAATGCTCCAGGTATACCTAATGAAGTAGTAGGATGGAATTGGGGTTCGTCTGAGAATAGAACACAACCGTTTTTATACTGGGGAGGTGATAATACTCAATCTGGAGCAGAGTGTGTAATGGTAGACATTAAATCCATACAAGATGTATATACTAATGACCCTAGTTTAACTATGCCGGAATAGTTAATTGTATAGCTTAGAGGAAACTGGTTTGGAAATAAAAATGACGGTATTGTGACTGTTGAATGTACTGCTTATAAAGGAGGAGTTATAGTAAAAGCGTATCAAATGAATGGTGGTGATATGGGAGTAACAGGTCAATCATTTGTATTCGCTGATAAAGATGGTTGGGTGTCTGAAGAAGGTATGCCTAATAAAATATGGGTTGGAGAAGCTGTTAAATACGTTGATAGATGGTATAAAATTAATCCTGTAGATGATAGCGTAGAAGGTATGCCCAATTTAACGATATAGAGAGACTTTACACATAAAGGTACTTTAAGTACTTCCGTTAATGGTTATGTTACATTTAATGGTAAATAGTATAAGACATGGAATGATTAGACTAATGTAGACGGAGATATAATAATAGGATCTGTTAGATGTCTGAATACTGATACTATGACTGAGGAAGGATAGATTAAAGTAATCGCTATGAATGAGAATGGCACTATATACAATGATAGTATAAGTACTACATTCAGATATGGATATGTAGCGGGTAATAGTGAAAAGAGAGGTCAGCAGTTTATTAGGAGTTATATAAGCAGTAGAGACGGTTAGGCAGCAGATGAGGAATTTGCTGTAGTTAATTACTTTGATAAGACTGAAGCTGGTCAAGTTGTAGCATTAAATCCAATAACATAATGAAAACAATATTGTATATTTCAATGATGAATATACGAGATAGAAAGAATACAATACTCCAGAACAGGAGATTATTTAATTATTAAATATTTGCAAATATGGTTAAACAAGAAAATCCTAATTTCATAGCATCTAAGTATGCTCCAAATCCTAAAGAGGTTTCTTACTGGATTGACTTAGCAACAGACAGTACTGGTAATGTTATTAAGTCATATAGTCCTGATCTTAAGAAATGGATACCACTAAATAGAGATGCTAATGTAGACCAATGGACTCATATTAAAGAGATCGTTCAATCTGTTGGTTTAAACTATGATAAGAATAGTGACATTATATCTTTGCCTGATAATAGTAGCAATAACTACTTTAAAGGTACTAGTATAGTAGATGCTATTAATAAAGGTGATGCTGCTGTAAAAGCTCAAGTAGATAGACTGGATACTAAGATTGATGATGTAAATGAAGACTTACAAGACTTCAAAGCATTAAAGGGTCAACCTAATGGTCTTGCTGAACTTGATGGTAATGGTAAAGTACCTGCTAGTCAATTGCCTTCATATGTTGATGATGTGATGGATGCATATGCTACTTATACTGTATCCCCTACTGGAGTACTTTAGAATATACAGTTATATGCAGATGCTGAACATGAAACTCCTATTGTAGGTGAGAGAGATAAAATCTATGTTAATGTAACTCCTGGTGAAGTAAGTTATCAGTTTAGATGGTCTGGTTCACAGTTCATACATATTGACTCTAATGCTATTATTATTGGTGATATTACTGGTACTGCTTATGATGGTGGTAAGGGTAAAGCTATGGAGAATGTAGTTAACTCTATGCCTGATAACTTGCTGAGTACATTCCAATTAGACTAGACTGATGTTAATAACATTACTATCAGTCTTACTGGAGTAGAAAAGAGCGGCGGTAAATATGTACAGTCTACTTTAGCTGATATTACTATTACTCCTGCTACTAATACTGTTGCTGGTTTAATGACCGGTGCTGAAAAGTTAGCTATCAACGAGACTCTTCCCGATGCTATTAATGATGAGAAGACTGCTAGAGAAGCAGCTGTAAACGAATTAAAAGCTAAGGATACAGAATTACAAGGTAATATCGATAGTTTAGAAGATGCATTAAATGAAGATATTACAGAACTTAGAACTACTTTACTTAAAGTAAATGATAAGGTAGGTTTAACTGAAGCTAATGAAATGCCTGACTTATCAAGTACTAATTACTTAGCAAATAGTCCTAGTGCTATAAGTGCAGCTGTTACTCTTGATAAAGAGATTGGTAAGCTCAGTAGAAATGAGAATGAACTGTGGTATGGAGTTAAGTTTGACTTAGCTAATAGTTCTAGTCCTGATGGTGTACGTACTGGTAATATGGAAATGCATAAAACACTTCCTATCCAGAGTAAGATGAGAGGTTGTACTATTAATAATGATGACAATACTAAGAGGTATTTAAAAGCAGATGACTGGAATAAGTGGGAAGATGGCGTTACTATAACTAATGACAGTAAAGGTACGGATCCTGAAATAATGGTAGAAATACCAGAGCATTATAGATTATTAGTAGCTACTCCAGACAATACGGTTGAGATTCGTATGAGCGAATATAATCTCCCCGGTTATACCAAAGTAGAAAAGAAATACATTGGAGCGTATGAGGGTGTTATTAATACGGGTAGTGTAGATACACAGAATATGCTTAGGTCAATTGCTGTTTCAGCACTTAAACTGAAACCTGTAGTAAATAAAACTAGAAACCAATTCCAAACCTTTGCTAGAGAGAATAATCGTACTAACAACTGGAATATCTATACTTATGATGCTCACAGAGATCTCACTTGGTTATTCGTAGTAGAATATGCTACATTGAATAGCCAGAAAGCATTTAATGATAATTTAACTGCAGAAGGTTATCATCAAGGTGGTTTAGGTGAAGGTATAACTACAGGAACTGTAACTGTAAATGGAGCTACTACATATTCTTTTGTACACAGTGGGGTTACTAAATCACTAGGCAATGGTACTGGTATAATCAAATATACGCATACTAATACTAATGCAGAGGGTACGTCTACTGGTACTAAGGTAGTTAATGTTCCTAGATACCGTGGTATTGAGAATCCATTTGGTCATGTATGGAAGAATGTAATCGATGTAGTAGTTGCTGGTACTGACAATAGTGTATATATCTGCAAAGATTATACTAAGTTTGGTACATTTGAAGGAGGAACTAATCCTACTGCAGAGCAATTAATTGCAGCAGGTTATGAATTACAAGACTTTAAAGAAAGTACAATTACTAGTCGATATGTAAAAAAACTCGTTAATAATAATTAGGCAGATCTATTCCCAACTGTAGTAGGAAATGGAGCTAGTACTACAACTTATTATTGTGATTATCACTGGACTAATGCTACAGCTACACCTAGAACTCTTCTAATCGGCGGTCCCTCGGACTCTGAGTCTTATGCGGGTTTGTTCGGTTTGCATTCTTGCAATGGGTTAGCCTATTCCCATGCTACTGTCGGGACTCGAATTACCTTCTATGGTGAACCCGCTTTACCGGCAGCTCCAGCTACACTGGAATTAGATGATGAAGATTACGAACAGATAGATTCTATGGAATCTGAAGAAAACTGGTTTTAATTAACCAATAAAAGGTTGCAGTCGTGAGTAAATCAGCAGTAACTCAGACAATGAGTCTAATGCAGGTTTGTTCAATTTGAATTCTAACAATGAGTTAGACAATTCTAATGCTAATGTCAGGACACTGAAATACGTAAAAAATTATAACTGACAAAAAATCAAGGGCTGAACCTTACCTCTTGGTAAAATATGACATGCTTCTTAAGTGCATTAGTAGCGAAAGCGAAGATGCACGAAGGTATTTCAGAAAATATTATTTATGAAGAGATATAATAATTTATTCGATAAGATTGTTAGCTTAGACAATTTATATTTAGCAGATAAGAAAGCTAGAAGAAATAAATCTAATAGAAAAGATATCAAAGAGTTTGACTAGAATAAAGAAGAATTACTTAAAAAACTATAGCAGAATTTAATTAACGGTACGTATAAAACTTCTGAATATAATACATTTATAATTAGAGAACCTAAAGAAAGATTAATATTCAGATTACCTTATTATCCAGATAGAATAGTACATCATGCTGTAATGAATATAATGGAACCTATATGGGTATCTATCTTTATTAAAGATACTTATAGCTGTATTAAACACAGAGGTATTCATGAAGCATTACATAATGTTAAAGAAGCTTTAAAAGATGTAGATAACACTACTTATTGTCTTAAGTTAGATATCAGAAAGTTCTATCCTAGTATAAATCATGAAGTATTAAAAAGTATAATAAGAAAGAAGATAAAAGATTAGAAGTTATTACAGCTATTAGATGAAATAATAGATTCAGCAGAAGGTGTACCTATTGGTAATTACTTATCTTAGTTCTTTGCTAATCTGTATCTTACTTACTTTGACCACTGGCTTAAAGAAGATAAATAGGTTAAATATTACTTTAGATATGCAGATGATATAGTAATACTACATAAGGATAAAGAGTATTTACGAGAACTGTTTGAAGAAATGAAATAGTATTTAGATACTTTAAAATTAACTTTCAAAGATAACTATTAGATATTTAAAGTAGAAGACAGAGGTATATCTTTTGTAGGTTATGTAATAAGGCATGACTATACTTTAGTAAGAAAAAATATTAAGCGTAGCATGTGTAGGAAAGCTGCTAGATTAGGTAGAAAGAAAAACATTACAGTAGAAGATTACAAACAAGAAATGTGTAGTTATATAGGTTGGCTTAAACATTGTAATGGTATTAACTTACTAAAGAAGATATTACGCTATAAAGAGCTATTAGTTTATGCAAGAAGATTTTCAAAACGGAAACCTTAAATAAACCTTATCGTTATATAATTATAATCTCAAACGGAATTTCGAGCCCTCTCAGATTTTACTCCCCTTTTAATCTGTTAGGGCTTTATTTGATTTTTATTATCAGCTACTATCTATGAATTACCAACAATTAGGAGAACATACTATGTCAATATTTAAGAACATGTTCAGTAGTGCGGATAAATGCGTAGCCTCTGTTATAACTGGGCTACTTTCTATATTCGCACCTGTATGGGTTCCTATCACTGCTGTCGGTGCATTGATACTACTTGATGCTATCTATGGTTATAAAGTCTCTAAAAAATATGGGCATCCTAAGATTGAATCACATAAAGCATGGAAAACTATATGGAAGACTAGAGATGCAGCAGTAGCAATAACTAGTGCGTCAATAATAGATTAGCTGGTAGTAACCTCTATTAACCTGCATGCTGTAGAAATAGTAGCAGGAATGATAGCCTTAGTTGAGTTTTGGTCGTTACTAGAATCATTTAGCGACTTATATCCTCAATGGAAGATATGGAAAATACTCAAGAAGGTTATAAAAGCAAAAGGAGAGAAATATTTAGATATAACATTAGATAAAGAATTACCAGATGATTCCAATACTAAAGCTGATAGTTAATTGGTTTACAAGGAATTTCAGAGCAGTCGCAGTAGGTTTAGTTAGTTTACTTATTGCGACTGTTTTTGTTTAGAACCATTAGCTATAGAAAAAGAATAAAGAGATTGACAGAATAACTAACAATGTTAGAGCTTATGAACAATTAGCGTCCTAGAAGGAATAGTTAAACAGAGTACTATAGCTTACTATAGAAGAATTAAATACTAGTAATGATAGTTTATTAAAAGAAACCAAGGATGCTTAGAAAAAGCTTAAAATCAAAGACAAGAACCTAACTAATATAAATGTAATCAATACCGAGATTAAAGATTCAGTTAGAACTATTATAAAACATAAGCTAATAGATTTCGACGAAGAACTTAAAATTAATCCATTAACAACTATCATAGTTAGTAGGAAGGACTCAATCCTTAAAGCCACATTAGATATTAAGAATCAATAGATTCTGTTTGTAGAAGAGAAGAAAGAATACAAGAATAAGTACCGTAACGGCTTTATTAGGTTCTTGCACTTTGATTGGAGACGTATACGTACCAAAAAATATCAGATAGTTAACAGTAACCCAATAATTAAGGTAACTGATACTCGTATAATAGAGTTACCGAAATGATAATCAATATATTCAATAATATTAATCAATAATAATATGCATAGAATATTTCGTGTAAAGGCTTACGAAGCAGAACACGGTCCTCACTTCAATGAGGAACATGCCCGTAAAGCTGTAAGTAAAATGGAAAATGAGGATGGTACTCGTGGACCGCATTGGTCTGTAGAGGAAACTACCGCATTAGCCAGTCAATATGGAATAAATCTGGGTAGCAGATTTAACCGTTATGATTGGTTCGTAAATGGCTGATAATGCATCTAAGTTTAATATTGTAGGTGCTAAGATAGATGCGCAGACTCAAATTATCAATGATAAGTTCTGTCAGCTTGAGATGAGAGAAATGCAGAATAAGATTGACATTCTGCGTGATGAAAAACAAGCTTTACAGTTGTCTGCTTCTCAGCAAGCTCAAACTGCAAATATTGTTAATCAAATTCGTCCGTGTCCTGTTCCTGCTTACTTAACTTGCAATCCTTTCGGTTGTCAGGGTGGCTTGAATGATTATGGCTACGGCTACGGCTATGGTTATAATAACGGTTGCGGATGCGGTTGCTAATAAGAAAGGAGGTAATTATGTATCCTTTCTATAATGTACAACCGTTATTCCCATTTTGGGGTCCATTTTTATTTGGAAGGCGTCGTAGAAGATTAAATACTATATCTGGAATTCCAGTACTTAAAACTACTGGGGTAGTAGCTACTTCTACTGAAGTAAGATATGACGTTAATTATCAAGAGTATAGAAGTTTACCAAACGAAGGATTGTTCTTTCTGGATGTAAGACAGTCTTCTGCTGAAGCTAGCGCTTCATTACCAGTAGGTTTATCAGATGGTAACAGTGAAAATAATAATCAATCTATGCTTCGCAACGCTCTACAAGAAGATGTACAAGCAGGTGACCTACAACTAAACTTTAGATATTTAATATATTATAATAAATGTAATAATGTCTATTAGTTAGTGAATGCTTATCCTGCAAATATAACCGCACCAGGTGCGTAATAATAAACAAAAGGGCTCTTAATTGAGCCCTTATAAAACTAACTTATTATGTTATTCAATCAATTAAATATAGGTGACAAGGTATATATAATAGAAGTAGTTGGTACATTCAAGAAAACTACTGAGTATAATGAGGGTTCTGTTACTCAAGTAAGTTCAATATATGATGAGCCACTACCACCAGGATAGTTCCCTATGCCTAATCAACCCAGAAAGAAAGTAGTAGATATAACTATATAGTGTAATGGAGAGACTAAGAAGTTTACTATACCTGAGAATAAATCAGTTATAACAGATAATTCTATAGGTCTTACTATATCTACTGATAAACAAGAAATTATAAATATAGTACGTAATCAATATGATACGTATAAATAGAGAAAAGAGGCAATAGCTAAATGCGATGAAGAAATGGCTAAGTGTTAGACTCTATTAGATAAGCTTGGAGTAGATAATGAACCAGCTAAAGAGAATGATAAGATAATAGAGTTATAGAAAGAAGTTAACGAATTAAAAAATATAATAAGGAAAGCTAATTAGATGGTACCACCACCTATGAAGGAAATGCTTCCTTAGGATATGAAGAATGTAATGGATAAGGTTGGTCAATAAGATCAACCTTTTTTATTTTAAGCCCTTTTAAGACCGCTATTACTTAAATTAAAGGATTGTATTGCTAATAATAGAAAGTGCCTATAACAGCCTTAAAATGCGTTATATGGCTTATAACGTTATTAAAACATAATATATTATGACACTTAATCAATTAATTGATAATGTCTTACTTATTGCTCGCAATAATAATATTGCAGAGTCTGAGCACTTAAGTAGGGCACAGATTGAAAAATGGATTATAGGGTATAGGGCTATGTTGATAAAATAGTAGATCGATAAAGGGCACGATGTAAGCGAAGCTTATCTTACTACTATAGAACCTATCCATTTAGACCGTGAAGAAACTGTACCAGGTTACTTTACTTATGTAGGAGATAAAGAACTCCCTAAGTTAATAGACTTTAACTATAGACCTGGAGTAATAAATGTACGTGATATGTTTGGTAATATAATTTAGATAGGCAGTCGTACTAAAGCTAAATTATAGAAGTATAGAAAAGCTACATGTAAGGACTATATTGCATGGGTTAAGAATAATAGAATATATGTAGATGGTGATTCTAATCAGCTAGAGTATATCAGTGTAGATGTAATAGCTGAAGACCCTACAGAGCTTAATGCTTGCTTTGATCCAGATAGTGAGTTCCCTATACCATCTGCAATGATACCAACTATTACATAGATGATATTAGAGAGAGAATTACGTTTTATGATTACTATGCCTAGTGATGATACTAATGATGCGCATGATGATACATAGAACAGAGTTAGTGATAAATAATTGATGTATGAAATATTAGAGAAAGAGTTATACTACTACTGATTTCTATGAGAGCTATAAATAGTACATAGAACCTAATACACCATATGATATTGACTTATAGACATATAAGAACATTATTAATGACTATTTTTAGTACATTAGAGACGAAGTAATGTACAACTGTAAGGAGTTTAAGTTTCCATGTAGATTAGGTACTTTACAAATCATTAAACATTAGCCAAAAGAATTCACAGGCAAGAGTCTTAGATGGGACTGGAAAGCTACAAAAGAAACCGGTAAGCCTGTATACCTACTTAATGACCATAGTAATTATTATAAGTATAGATTCTTTTGGTCAAAGAAAGACAGTTTGCTTACTAATAAAACTAAGTATTAGTTTATAGCTTCAAGAGATAACAAGAGAAATTTAGCTCAAATAATATTCAACAAAACAAAAGATTACCCAGAATTATGATAAATAATCGTATGATTAGTTCAGCTTCTGTAGTAGCTAAAGTAATAGCAGATCTCGATCTAAGAGAAGATGAGATACGTATTACAGATATTCGGGAGTGGATTATGGAATCCATACTCAAGATTGGAGCTATATAGTAGTTTGAGCATAAAGTAGAAATACTTCCAATAGAATGTCACCAAGTATCATTGCCTTGTGATTTGTATAAATTAGATTAGGTAGCATACTCATACTGTTGTAATGGTGGATGGCTACCTATGAGAAAAGCAACATCCAGTTTTGGTGTATCTCATGATAATCAATGTTGTAGTAAAGCTTGTATGCTAGTGCAGGATGCAGCCATGTTCCCATTAGTTAAGAATATGTTTAATCTTACTAACGATAGAGAAGCATTGGACAAGTTAAATGAAGATAATAATCTTAGAGAAACATTAAGTGCATTAATAAACTAGAATACTGTACCTACAGCAAATGGCAGATATTTAGGTAATAGAATAGGTCATAAAGATGGTACTATGTATAGTTATGATTTACAGTATATGACTAAACCTGGTTATATAATGACTAATGTACCTAGAGGATACATTAAGATATCATATTATGCTATATATACAGATGAAGATAGTATGCCAATGATACCAGACTTAGAATCTTATAAAGAAGCTATATACTGGTACGTCACTATGAAACTAATGTATCCTAAGAAATTAAAAGGTCAAATAAGCTAGGGAGATTACTATGATATACGTAACTCTTACAACTTCTATCGTAAACAAGCATATGCTGAAGCCATGATGCCTGGACCGGATGAGATAGAATCGATAAAGAACACTTACCATAAGTTGTATCCTGAGATGAACGACCACGATACTTTCTTCAGTACCAGTGGCGAAGAACAGATATTATATAACCAAGATAGCGCATTAAGATTGATATGATAAGTAATACTGCACAAGTTAATACGTTTACGGGTGGTCTTAATATGGACTAGGACGTAAATTTGATACCGGATACTCAGTACAGATACGCTGAGGATGTCCGTGTTGTCACCAACGATGGAGGAACTACAGGAGTATTACAAAGTATAGAGAACCCTAGAAGATACGATACTATTATACCTAAAGATGAGACGATAATAGGTACTACTACTATAAATGATATTGCAGTAGTAATAACTAAAACATCCGATAACATTAATAAGATATACAGATTAATGGGGTTTGATAGTAATATGCCTCAAATCAAATTAGTATGTAAAGGAGCTCTAGGGTTGTGTGAAGATTTATCTAAGAATCCCACACTAAGTATTGTAGGTAACTATGAATCAGATACTAACATAAAGATATACTTTACTGATGGAAACAGTCCTATTAAGATTGTTAACATAATGAGTAATGAGTATATAGACAATTCTAATCTTATAGATGAGAATGGGAATATAATCAACCCTGGTTCATTAGAAATAACTCCAGTAGTAAGTTTATTGCCGTTTAAATTCCGTTGGTTATCTGAAGGTAATCTTAAAGCTGGAATGGTAACATATTGTTATCAATTATTTAATGTGCATGACACTGAAACTGTTACTTCTCCAATGAGTGAGTTAATTCACTTAACAAATAGTGTAACTAGCCAAGGTAGTTCTGAATATAAAGGTACTGGTCTGAATAAAGCATCAAATAAATCAGTAATGCTATCTACTGAATTATCACTTTAGGACTTTAATAAGTTAAGAGTAATTCGTATATTCTATGAACAGAATAATTCTACCCCTACTATTAGTATAGTAGATGAGATAGATATACCCGATGGTCAAACAAGTATACAGTATGTAGATTATGGAGCTACTTTAAGTGATATATCTGTAGAAGAATTTAATGCTATGACTGGTTATCAGTTTATAGCATAGACTCTTGCTAAGATGCAAAATAGACTATTCGCTGCTAATGTAACAGAGAATACTTGGATACCAGAAGATGAAGATGGTAATGACTATGATGCTAGAGCTTACAGAGCTAATTCAGAAGGGAGTGTGTAGCTATTATCTAGTTTAGATAGTAATAACATTCGTCTGTCTATAACAGATGATGAAGCTATTAAACGTATTCCTACTACTCACGATTGTATAAATCCATTTAATAATGTAAAGTATACAAAGGATGCATCTAATTCACAGAATATATACATATATAATAAGGAAGGTGAACTAGGTGGTTATGGTATCAATATAGAATATTCATTTGTAACTACAGATATAAATCTAAGTAATAAACAAGATAAGTTTAGATTAGACCAATCCTGTAGTATGGATGTACCTACTGTTAGAAATAACACTAGATATATAAACAGAGGTGATAGTAAGATGCCCGAAATACTACAGCCTACTGAAGAGCAGAAGAATAATCCATATATACCTAATTATGCTGATCCGTATATAGCTGCTAATTATAGAGGCTATCAGAGAGATGAAATATATAGATTTGGTATAATATTCTATAATGATAAATCTGTAGCTTCTCCTGTACTCTGGATAGGCGATATTAGAATGCCTCATGCTTCACAAATGCCTCCGTTTAGATATGAAAACAATACTCTTATAGGTAATGCTCTAGGTGTAGAATTCAAAGTAAAGAAGATGCCTGTAGGTGCAGTAAGTTATGAGATAGTTCGTTGTGATAGAACCGAACGTGATAGAACTGTAGTTATGCAAACAGTAGGTAGTTACGTATATGAGTATAGAATTCAAGAGTAGGACAAATATGTAGGATAGGGTTCTGAACTAGATAGTAGTTTAGAGATGAGACCTACACCTTTCTTTTGCAGTTTAATTGGTGAACAATTAGCAATATCAACAGGTACAGCTGAAGATATTGGTAATTTCTCTCTTACTATGAGAGCAAATGATTATATACGTTTAGTATCTCCAGAAATATGTGTACAGGGTGATGATGCAACTAAACTGTTTGAAGGAAGTGTATACTTAGATGGTATAGGCTCATACTATTCTCCATTTGTAGGTGGTAAAGTAAATGATAGCAAGTTTGATGATTTTAAAGATAACTATGTAAATGGTAATACTATTGGTAATAGTGTAAGTCGTAGTATATTTGCTGCAGCAGATTATGTTACTCAGATAAACGGCGAAGTATTACAGCAAGATACTGTGCCATATGTAGGTTATGGTAGTAGATGGGGTCTTAATGTATTAGCTGTAGGATTCCCTTATCAAGATAGTAGAGGTAATAAGGTATACCGTGGAGCATCAATAGCTAAATATTTCGTTCCAACATTTGGGCAATCTCAATCTACATCATATATTGAAGATGCTAAATATCCACCTAACATAGACTATAACATGTATGGAGCTCCAGATGTAGTAGCTAAAAGAATAAATGTTGGTAATAGAACTTATACTAACTACTCTATGTCTGACTTTATTCACAATGATAATCAATCGTTACAAGGTCCAGCTGGTCCGTGTATTATAGCTCATGTACCAGAATTATAGAATGTATTCTCTGGATTTAATAGCGTACCTACTAGTAAATATCCAGAACTTCATCCTTTTGATTCTACTAACGCTATTCCTGTATTTAATGTTAAACGTGATGGTAATTCTATATATGGTGGTAATACATTCTCATTTAGACAGAATTCTGTATACATAAGTATCGCAGCTCACGACAGTAAGTATGTATTTGGAGGAGATACTTATTTAAGTCTATTAGATTATCCTAATACTATGTTATTTCAATTACCTGATGCTAAGGAATGGGATGGTATGAAGAATTACATAGGAGCTTATATACCATTTGAAAGTTCTATTAATATGAATTTATTTCACGGTGATTAGATTCATAGAACCGTAACCAGTTCAAACTTTGCAGACTCTTGGTTATAGTTAGAGCCTACATAGATGCAAGATATACATGTACAGGATCTTCCTTACTTTGTATATAACTCTGTTTACTCAGCATAGAATACTGGTAAACTATATATACCTAATTCTATGTATGCTGATAAGGATGTTAAATATACTAACAGAATACTAACATCATAGGCTAAAACGAATAATGAAGTAATAGACTAGTGGTCTAAATTCAAAGTAGCTGATTATTTAGATGTAGATAATCAGTGGGGAGATATAACCAATCTAAAAGTATTTAAGGATAGACTGTTCTATTTCCAAGATACTGGAGTAGGAGTAGCTTCTGTCAATGAAAGGTCACTTATTACTGATGATAATGTAAATCAGTTAGTATTAGGTACTGGTGGTATATTAAGTAGATTTGACTATGTAACTACTACTAATGGTTCATCTATTAAGAATGATAAAAGTATAATTAATTCAGATAATGTGTTATACTGGTATGACTATGATAAGAATGAACTGTGTTCTTATACTGGTCAAGTAAGTCAAATATCTAAAGAGAAATAGGTACAATCTTACTTTAATAGAAATATTAAAGAAGATAGAACTAAATGCGTGTCTTTGTTTGATAAAAAGTATAATGAAGTATGGTTCAATGTACTTAATAAGCCATTGATATTTAATGAATAGTTAGGTAGATTTACATCTTTCTATACATTTAACCCTAAATGGTCGTTACCTATTTCTGATAGAGTAGTAGCAATAAAAGATAATGAATTGCACACTATACATGATACTGGAGTAATAGGATTAACTCCTTTGGATAGAAAAGCTAAATTAGAAATAGTTATTAATAAGAATGCTCCTTATACTAAAGTATTTGATAATGTTAGATTACAAGGAGAGTTTAGAGATGGTAATCAAGAGTCTATTAAGGACGATATCATAGATTATATGAAATTCAGTACTAAACATCAAGAATCAGTTAGAGAACATACTGAAGAAGAACTTGATGAAGAAGGTAATGTTATTACTCCTGAACAACATATAATAACTGATTATAGAGAAGATACATTTAGATTCCCAGTACCTAGAGCAGATAAGAATGAAGATACATTATCGTTACCTGCTAGGTTGCGAGGTAAGTATATGATATGCGATTATGAGTTAGATTCTGATATAGATCATACTTTTGAAATACCATAGATTACAACAACATACAGAAATTCATTAATTTGATATGAAAAGTAAAAAGAAAACAAAAGTACCAGCATATGCATTTGGAACTCAATTCAAAGAAATTGGAAACAACCTGCTTGGAAATGCTCCCGATATATTAAATACTTTAACTACTCCTTTTTAGAAATCTAACGCTACTACAGGAGGACAAGCTGCTGCACAATCTGTAAGTGACATAGCTAGTGGTGCAGCTACTGGTTTCCAAGTTGCTGGTCCAATTGGTGCTGCAGTAGGAGCAGGCATAGGGCTAATAGGTAGATCCGGTGAAGAGGCTAGAATGACTTCTTTTACTGATTATGATGAAGGTAGTCTTGGTAGTGGTCTAATTGGAGCGTTTGGTAACAGAAAACTTCGTAGGAAAAGAGCAGCAATTAAGAAAAATGCTTATAGTAATAGAGCTGCTGTACAAGGTACTAATTACCTGCAAAGTGAAGCATATGATGATATGATATGGATGAATACAGATACTATGGCTAATGGAGGAACGTCCTCTTCTTTGGCGTATGTAGATGATGGTGAATTAATATAGACTCCCGATGGAAGTATAAGTAAAGTACCAGAGAATAATAAACCTACTGACAGTAATTTAGTTAGTTTACCTGAAGGCAGTAGAGTATTAAGTGATAAGCTTAAAGTACCTGGTAGAAAAGAAACATTTGCACAACTTGGTGAGAAAATGATGGCAAAAAAGAAAAGTAAGTACAATGACAGATTTGCAGAGAATGCAGCAAAACTAAATGAAATGAATAATAATATGATTCATGATTAGTTATTTGCTATGCAGGAATCTGTTAAACAAAGTAAAGGTATTAAACCTAAGACTAAGTAGATACAAGCAGCCGCTTTAGGTGATGAGATTAAACCTGGTTTAGGAGATAGAATAGTAGATGCTATCTATAATCCTAATAGTAAATGGGGGGCTGGAGTACAGTGGGGAACTGGTAATAATCAGTGGTATCATGTACCTGTTAATCCTAGTAATACACAACCTACATCGACTACAACTCCTACAAGTGTTAGTAGTACTTCAGTTAAAAGACGTAGAACCACTCCTTCTACAAGTACAGGATTAATTGATGAAGGCAAACCAGAATTACCGTTTACTTGGTATGACGCTCCAACAGTAGAATCTGTGTATGATACAGACTATGATACTGTAGAGTCTCCTAGTGCTACACCTAATGATATTAGTTATAGAGAAACTAGAGCAGATAGACGTAATAGATTATTTGATAAAGTGGGAAGCGCATTGTCAGGTATAGCTTCTTTAACTCCTATTATGTCTAATTTATTTACTGGTAGACCCGAAACAGTTGATGCAGTATATAATCCTTATGCTACTAGTATTAGTAATACGATGCGTAGACGTAGGTACGATATTAGTCCTGCTATTGAAGATTTAAATCGTAATAGAGCTACTAGTAATTATAATGCTAGTCAAATTAATACCAGTACTGGAGCTAATTTAGCTTATAGATTACAGTCAGCTGTTAATACAGATAGAGCTATAGCTAGTTTAAGATCTCAAGAAAGTAATGCCAATAATCAGTACTTAGGTGATTATGCTAATACTATGAATAGTTTAGGACAGCAGTGGGTTAATGCTACAAATATGGCTAATGAAGCCAATGCTCAGAATAGAGCTACTGCTAGAAATATACGTAGAGCTGGTTTAAGTCAGTTAAGCCAATGGGCTCAGAATAGAGAATTGATGCGTAATCAGAAAGCTAGAGATATGGAAATGTGGCCTCTATATCAAAGATTCTTGCAAGCTGGTTTTACTGAGGATGATCTCAGAGCTATGATGAATTCTAATCGTAGTACAATAAAAAGAAAAGGAGGTAAATGATGCAAGCTAATAGATACGATAGAGCTGCAGAAGCTCCTATAATGAATACATATGTACCAATTAATTTTGGTGAATTGTATAGAATAGGTTAGGCACAAAGACAAGCTGTTGAACAAGCTGCTAATGAATTTACTAATACCGTTAGTAAGTTTGGAGAATTTCAATCTCCTTCTGCTGTAGATACTTAGAGATACTACGAGAACTCTTTAGGAAAGATAAGAGACTTAATAGACGAAGCTGCTACTAATCCAGATGCAATGAAAGATGCTAACTTTAGAGCTAGATTGAATTCTCGTATTGCTAATCTTGATTATGCTACTCTCAGTAATTTAAAGCAAAGTAGAGAGGGAATGTTAGCAAGACAAAAAGCTAATTAGGAATTAATGATAAAAGGTATGTATAATCCTCTTTGGCATGACGTAGATTTCACTAACTATAACACAGTAGATAGTGGAATATTTAACGATATTGCTCCTCTTGCTTATAAATCTGAAGTAGACTTAGTAAGACCATATGTTGATAATCTGAAAGCTAGTTTTATGGGAGTTAAAGATGGATGGATTCATCAAGGAGTTTCTACTGATAGAACAGACTATGAAATTCAAAGGAATTTATCTAGTATACAGAATACCCCAGAATATCAAAAGCATTTAGAAGTATTATAGAGACAAGGTCTTAGTAGACAGAATGCTGAAGAACAGCTTAATAGAACACTCATTACCGCAGGTAGAGAATTTGCTTACGATTAGGCTCAAAGAGATCCATGGTGGATAGAAAGCGCCAAGATACAAGCTAGAGCTGCAGCTGCCGCCAAAAATAATCCTAATAACTTACTTAATCTTACAGAACAAGTTCATATGGATTCTAGACGTAGAATATACGAAAATTTTACAGATATGACTCCAGAAGAAATGAATGCTGTAACTAGACATGGTATAAATGTATTATCAAAAGATAGACGAGATGCTGTGTTAAAATAGTTAGACCCTAGTGTAATGCAAGATAAATTGCGTAATAGTTTTGAATCCGTGTACTCTCATACTAGAAGTAGAAATGCAGCTATAGATTATGTAATAAATGCTTTCTCTTCTCCATTAGATCCAGATACTGCTATAGATATATATGGTAAATATGGTACTACTGGTAAAAAAGATAGTAATGGTAATTACATTGGAAAGAAATCTAGTGACTTTATATTACAAGATGAATTAGCATTTAGTATGCTCGGAGATGTTAATTAGTTAGGCACACAAACTGCAAGAAATGCCATATTTACAGATATGTGGAATAATGGAGAATTTAATAATTTTATTATATCTCCTGAAACTAAACAGGTAACTGACGGTGGTCAAACTTATCAAACTAAATATGCATTTATTCCGTTAAATCAATTTAATAAAGATAAATTCTTTACTTCATCTGGTAAAGATGATGATGAAAATGCTAGATCTTTATATGATGCAGTTAAAGAAGCGGGATTAGAAGTAGTAACTTTGAATAATAGTGATACTAGTGGGTCTGTAGTAGTAAGATTAGATAATAGAGATAATATAGATAGTAAGTCTATTACTACTAAGAATGATACTGAATACGTTATGGTACCTGTGGCTACTGTAATACCTAGCTCTGGTTAGGCAGCAGTTGCCGCTGATATATAGTTCCAAAATTCTAGAAAAGTTGGTACTAACGTAAATGTAATGTAGAATATTCGCTCAGAAAGTATGAGATTCCCTTATAGTAACATAGACGACGATAATGAATAATTAATATGGATAGAACAAGTTTAAGTCATAATAGAATAAACTATAAAAGAACTGCCCCCGATTTCTCTGAATCGGGGATTAGCTCTTTAAATACGTTTGATGTTGGTTAGACTGGTACTAGAGCTGTTAGAGATGAAGCTTGGAATCAGTTAGAAGAAGAACTTAATTATAATATACAAGATTATGATACTTCACTTGAAGAATCGGAAATAACTGAGAAACAAGAACAATCCACTAAAAAATTACCCGGTGTAGGTTCATCATACGATTTTGCTTCTGATTTAAGTAAGGCTGTAATAGGATTATTTACTGATAACTATAAGGGAGAAAATGGAAATGATTCTAGTTATATAGACCAGGCTGTAAATATAAATGTACGTGATGCATTATCTATAAATGTTCAAGCTAGAGTAAATGAGTTAAGGGAAACAGAAGGTAAATGGATACCGGAAATAGAGATCGCTAAACGTTACTTAGAGCAAAAAACATTACTAGGAGAATTATCTATAGATGGTCCAGATTACTTTAAGGTAATGTCTGAGGTACAGGAGCTAGAAAAACAAGTAAAAGAAGCGGCTAAAACTAATCCATACATAAGAGATATATTTTACGGTTAGGCTATAGAACCTGCGTTTACACATCCTGGACAATTGTATCCCAAGGCTGTATCTAGAGATGTCATGAATTCTATATTGTAGAATAATAGAAATCAATATATTATTGACTTATCTTGGAATTAGACTAATAATGAATTAAACGATAGACTAACTGCGGCAGCTAAATTATCTAACAAACTAGATAGATTGAACAAGAATTTAGAGGATGCTAATGTAGCACTATTTGAAAAGGAGTCTGAAATTAAAGCTAAATAGAAGGCTTTAAAAACAAAACATATGCTACACGATCCTCTACTTGGGATAATACCTTTAGGTATTACTTATGATCCAGATGAAATTGATCCTGCTTTTGACAAATAGAGATAGGAAGTAGAGGTTTCTTTATTTGATCCTAGTACATATAAGTATGGATTAACACATCTTGGTAGTAGTTTGTCAGAATTGCAAGCTATGGGAGCCACTATGGCTACAGCTCATCTCGTTAAGTGGGGCGGTAGAGCATCTAAACATCCTGGTCTTTGGGCATTAGGAGAAACTGGGGTCAACCTACTTAGTACAGCCTACTTTAGACATAAAGAAACTGCTGCAGAAGTACTATCATCATATACACAAAAATTATTAGAGAACTCTGATAAGTTTGACATTAATAAAGTTATGAAAGATTATGAGTTTGGATTGGAATCCAGAGGATATGATGTATTCTCCATGGATGACCTTGAAAAGCTTCAATTTGGATTAGCATATAATATTCAAACTAGTGATTAGAACTATAATAAGTTTGCTAAAGATGCTAGAGTTGGTCTTACTGAAATAGAATAGGGAAATAATGCCTTAGCACTTAGTGATTATTTGCAGAATTTTGGTTTATCGTATACGGGAAAAGTAGTAAATAATACCATAGGGGCTAAAGCTATAGCTAACGGTATAGGTACTGCAGCTATGAAAAATGCTAGAACTAGAAAATTAATAGAAGCAGTAAAAGATAGAACGAATAAGATTGCGGACAAAGTTTTCGATAATCCAATGTAGAAAGTAGCAACTAAGAGAGCTCTAGAATCTATAGCTAATTTTACTTTACATACTGGAAAACGAGCTATATCTGAAGGAATTGAGGAAGGGCAACAGTCTATATTCCAAAAGAGATATTCAGATATACCTGTAGATGGCACTCAGACGGAGTCTCCTTACAGCTTTTTAGATGGTATAATTCAATCTGGTACAGCCGCTGTTGAAGCTACACTAGCATATAACGGCTTACATTGGAATGATATGTATAATACCGATGATCAGTTGCGAAAAGCAATGAGTATTGGTAGCTTTATTGGTGCTCTTATGGGAGCTGGACCCGATATATAGCAAATTAATAGAACTAGAAAACAAATTGAATCTGATTTAAGTATCTAGGAACTTTCTGCTAGAAATCTTGATAGAGTAGATAGAAGCTTCAAAGTAGCACAATTTTTAGATTCTTATCGTAACGGGAATACTCCTGAATACTTACGTAACAGTATAGAAGAATTAAAGAGATATAAAGGTACAGATGTTACTGATAAGATGATTGACGAGGATATAGAAACTTCTCGTATAGTATATGGTGTATATAAGAACAAAGATATAAATAATAATCTAAAAGAACTGGGAATAAATCGTAAGTCTGGTAAAGATTTCGAGATGTTCGTACAAAATCATGTAGAATTAATTAATAGTTTTGATGAAGCTTCTGAATTGTTTGACTTATCAGATAAGAAAGTAACAGAAAAAATAGAATAGATATTTAATGAAAGTATTGATTCTCCGTTAAATAGATTCATTCAACAGTAGTATGAGAGTTATACTAACGGTTTGGCTGAAGGTTAGACAGCAATACAATTATCTGAATTTAGAGCTCCTATTATTAACTCTATTGTTACTAGGGCTACTAGCAGAGTATTGGATAGATTAAATAAAGATCTTAACCAGCGTAAAAAAACTCTCGAAGAAATCAAAACTGAATATGGAATAGATATATCTAAACAAGGTATAAATGGTTTACAGGAATTTATAAAAAAACGTTAGAGAGAGATCAAAGATTCGCTTAGTAAATTAGATAATATTTTATTTAAGGGAACATTTAATACTCTACAAGATCCTGCTAATATTGAGGAATTAGAAAACGTATTGGCTCCATCTATACTTAATGCAGGAATAATAAATATCATATCTACAAAATTAAATACATATAATACCGGTAGATTATCTATATCTAATAGATACTTAGTAGAAAGAAAACCTTTATGGAGCACTCTTGATGATTCTGAAAAATAGTCTGTATTAACTGAGTATGCAGAGAAATATAAAGAGGATCATCAGACTCAAGAAGAACCTACTAGAAGGCAACTGATAAGTTATTATAATCATAAGATTAACTAGAGTTGGAGTGATATAGAAAATAGTGCTAATGTAGAAGCTAACGAACGTACATTAGCTAATGCTATATTTAGAGAAGACTTACGTAATACTAGAAAATCTTTATAGCAAGCCCAAGTAGAAAATTAGGAAGAGTTTGGCACTCCTATAGATAGTCAACCTGTTTCAACAGAGGAATCATCAAGTAAAACATAGGTAGAACCAGACAATAATCAAGGTAGCGATAAGAAAGAGACATCTTAGGAATCTACACATACTGTAGATAATGTATCAGATGATACAGATAGAAACTCTGTAAACACTCCAGTTGATGAAATTGCTACCAGTAGTTCAGAAGAACAAGTAGATGAAGTAACTGATAATACTGGAGATACTGGGGAAGTTAGTGACATAGACGCTATGCTAGATGAGGTATCTGATAAAGAATATATAGAAGATAACGACGTAATAGAAATAGCATAGAGTTCTGCTAATGATTAGGATAGAGCTGCTACTGATAATGTAGATAGTAATACTCTAGAGATAGACGAGTTAAAAGCTAAGTATGACACTATTGAAGATGGTGGACCTATTGCAGATATAGGTAATGTTGAAGATTCTGATATGGCTTCTACTGAAAGTGTTACTACTACGGAAGAAGAGGTATAGTCTGAATAGTCTACATATAATACTAAGCGCTAGGAACCAATCAGTCCAAAGCAGATAAATCCTATCGTTAATCTTACTCCTGAATCATTTGATGGAGCTACTGATGAAACTGTAGAGATCCCTTTAGAGACTTAGGATGATATAATATATACAGACGGAACTGATACTTGGGTAGGTAATGAGGATCCATCTTTAGGGTCTCCGGTAAGTGATGAAGAGATAGAAATGCAAGGGTAGTTTGAGTAGGTAGATGCTGTAGACATGGCTACTACTCAAGAAGCTGCAAACTATTTGGGTTAGACAGATAAATCTCCTGGTTTAGATACTAAGAAAAAAGTAGAAACTAATAGAATACATTCTACTTTCTTTTATGCTTTTAACTCTACAGAAGTTATGCCAATTGAAGCTAATGGTAAACCTGTACAATTTGATGGAGAGCGTAGACCAGGAATAGAATTAGCATCTAAATTAGCTATACCGGGTTGGTTATCCAAATAGAAAGCCTATTATATAGTTACAGATAATAAGGAGACTCGAAAATCTGAAAGAGATGCTGCAGATAGAATGGCAGTACATTTAATTATCGAAGAAACTACGGAAGATGGTAAGAAATTAATATACAATCTAGCTTTATATCAACCAGATAAAGCTAGAGCTAAAATGCGTAATTGGAACGTAAGCAGCTCTAAGACTAATAGTGAAATAAATAAACTTAGACAATTACGTAAGAGTATTATAGATAAATATATTAAAACATACTCTCCTGACTATTTTGTAGACAAATCTGCTACTTTACCCCAAGTGGCTCCCAAAGGTATAATCCCAGTCAACTTAAGACAAAGTAATGGGTCTATTAATAGTTAGGCGTCTGAAGGTAAAAGACCTGTATATAGATCTCTCACTGAAGTAGAAGAATTTGGTTTAAGTTCAGATCCTTTAGAAATGTCTAGACAGATACTGAATGGTGAAGTAGAATTTGGATATGGTAAAGGTCCGTTCCCTATGGATCCAGAGGATAGATTTACTATAGTAAACTTTGATCAGGTTACTAAAGCTTCTGCACAAGGTGTTGGTTATGCTGGTAAAATATACATTGTACCAAAAGTAGGCAATACACCATCGTAGAGAGTTAGTGTTCCTATAATGCTTGCTGAAAAGAGACATTTCATAGAAGGTGGTTCTAAGAATCTCGTCACTTCTTATACTCCAAAAGGAGTAGCTAAGTATGACGATAATGGTAAGCGCATACCTTTGAGTACAGCAGAATTGTTATTCAGATTAGTTACACAATCGTTACCTATTTCTAACAATCCGGAATTCTTAGATTTGTTAGATATACTTGTTAACTATGGTCCTGGTACTGTAGCAGTAGGAGATAATCGAGTAGAGAAATTGTCTTTCTATATTCGTAAGACTTTATATTACTATACTAATACAAAAGGCAGCTATTTAATGTACGCTAATAGAACTCCGGAAGGAGCGTATATTACTAAGTACTTAAAGATTAAAGATACTAATGGTAGAATAGTGTTTACAGAACAGCAAGCTTATGACGTAATTAGGCAGATATCAAATAATTTGCACTGGAATACAGACAAAGAAGCAATGATGCAACCTATATCTGACAATATTGTTAATGCTGCTATTGAGTATATGGATAGATATAATACGGATTATTATAGGGTAGCAAATTGTGATGAATTAACTTTTACTATGCAAGATCTTAACCTTGTCAGAGGAGCAGATGGAAAGGTAGTACGCAATGGAGATACTCCTATATTAATGTCATGGATGATTAATCATCAGATACTTAAAACTGATGTAGGGGATCATGCATTTAAAGATCCATTTGTGTATGCAGACGATGCTGCAGTTGCAGAAACAGCTGAAGTGCGTAAACCGGAAAATAAGTTAAATGCGAAATAGACTACAGAACGAAAGCATACAGACCAGCCCAAAAATAGCAAATTCGATATTGAATAGTACGAACCTACAGAATACCCAAAAGATATTGCTACAGAAGAAGCCAGAGTACAGAAGTCTAAATTATTACATAAAGAAGAAATTCAAGACGTTCATAATCAATCTGGTAACATAGAAATTACTATCAAATCCAACGATCCCAGTATAAAATACTATATTATAAAGTATTCACATAGTTTAAAGAAATGGAGATTAACAGTATATACAGATCTAAATGTAGATCCACAAGAACATGTTAATAATTCTCTTTCTGAAGAAGCTAGACAGAAAGTTATAGATAGGTATGTTCCCAAAGATTTACAAGAATATTATACATCTGGCTAGGAATATCTGGATCATTTAGATTTACTGAAGTATCAAGACGAATTAGAAAAATAGGGTAAAACTTTAAAAGAACGTATTAAATTACTATTTAGCACTAATATCGGAAATGATGCTGCGTTAAGAGATAGATGGGGCATTTATACATTTAACCCGTATACAGGAGAAACCAATTACATAAGAGAATCAGAAGTCGCAGTGTAGCCGCCAAAACAAGACATACCTCTTACTTATGATGAGACTATAGCGGCTGGTCTTACTCCAAAGCAAGGTTGGACATACGTACGCAAAGCTGATGGTAACTATGTAATGGTACCTAATAATAGTAGAGTATTACAGAAGTTACTAGGTAATAGAGGTGTATTCTCTACTCAGAGAGGTGAGGGGGATTTAGACATAACTGCTGCTAAAAAATGGTTACATGATACATTGGGTATTGAACCAGACGATGTAATGGTTACTAATGCCGCTATGAAAGCCATCAATAATCCTTAGGCTTACGGTCTGTTACAATCTGTGTTTGATAGAATTCATAATGAATTTACTGCTAGGATAACTTTATCTACTAAAGGTGGTGCTGGAGTAGAGTACCATGAAGCATGGCACTATGTATCTTTATTGTTATTGAGTCCAGCACAAAGAGATCAGATATATTCTGATTATGTAAAACGTAATCCAGAATATGCTAATAGTACTAAATAGGAAGTAGAAGAGCAGCTAGCTGAGGAATTCAGAACGTATATGCTTAATGAAACTAATCCTACTTGGACTTATAGAATAAAGAAGTTCTTTAAGGCTGTGTGGAAACTTGTATCCTCTTTTGCTGGAAAGGAATTCAGTTTGTAGAATTAGGTATTTGCTGCTATACGTAAAGGTAACTTTAAAAACGCTCAATTAGATCAAGAAACTCTTGAAGAATTCAATAAGAAGTACGATGTTGGTATTGGTTACTATGCTCCAGGTATAAGTGATGCTGAATAGGAAAAGATGCCACATATTGCTAATGCTAACACTTTATATAATATAGTAGAAACGTTAAGTAATACTGCTCTATCTATACTTAATATCAGAAGTATGGAAGACATTCAGAATCTTAAGCTGGATGACGTGTTTGACAATATTCAATATTTGTACGAAATTGGAGAGTATGACTACAATGAATCTAAGAAGCAAATGGTATCTGATGTTCTTAGTAATAAAGAATTATTTGCTAAACAGATTCGAGCATACTTACAGGAATTAGGTATAAGAGCAATAGAACGTGAAGAAGCTGAGATAGCTGAGAAAGAAGCTAAAGATTCTGGAGATACTTACGATAATGTATGGGATAGAGCTTCATACGAAATAAGTAAGAAAGCTAATGTGGCGTTTAACGCTAAACTGTTTTTCTACTCTATTCCTCAATCTAGATTTGCTACTGACGAAAACGGTAATCAAATAGTAGATACAGTAAAGGATAACATTTTCGGATTAGATGTAGCGCAATCGTTCGACATTACTTGGAATAGAATATTGGATAATCTGTGGCAGTCTAACGATTGGCCCGATTTGGTAAACAGAGTAAGGAACTTGGCTAAAGCCGATCCATTTTTTGCAACCCTGTTGAACAGAATTGATAATCCAGCTTTCCAGTTGCCAGAAAATACTGTTACTCAATTATTAACAACTATTCAAAGCGCAAAGAATAGTATGGATACCGTTGATATATTCGATACTTCAACAGGTACTATTCAGAAGAATACTAAGGGTAGAGGTAGTAAAGTATGGACTGTAATGGATAGTAGTAATCTAAGAAAGATAGCTAGATTGCCGAGTCAGTGGTCTCAAAATTTCATGTTATCTTCTCTTATTATCACAGACAAGAATAACAGATCACGTATTGATACAGTTCAATACTCTAAGTTATCTAAACTGGATAAAGACATATTAAACGATCTTACGTCAATACAGAAGCAATTAAATAATAAGAATCCTGAAATACGTAATCAAGGTTTAAAACAGTTTGAACAGACTAAAGGTAAGTTACTGAGTTTATTAAATTCAATAGGTATTCCGTTTGATATGGAATCTCTAAACTACTTACTTAAGAAAGTAAATACAAACTCTACTAGTTATCCAGAATTCTTTGTATTCAGTGCATTGTATAAAAATATGCCCGGTTCTATTAGTAACTCTGTACTACACAATATTCGTTTAATGAATAACTCTAAGAGTTTAGAGGCTAAAATCAAAAAACAGACGGTGTCTGCGTCACGTATATTTAATTACAAGAGCCCGAATGCAGTTATCAATCTAATGGCAATTGCTTATGGAGAAATACATCCTACTCCTGAAGAATTCAGTGTTACTGGAGCAGATGGAAGTTTGTTATATCCTATAACTCAGAATAACTATATGTCTGACCAATTAAGATGGTTAAATACAGATGCTTATAATAAGTTAAGTAATATAGCTAAATCTGCATATAGTGCTAATTCTCTTATCGTTAAGGCTTTAACTTCTCCTGATAAACCAAAACTTAAACTACACACTCTTATTGCTATTAGAGATAATATAACCAACTCTAGTAGAGATTATTTTGGAATTACTCCATTAGAAGATTATATAGCTAAACTATTGTTAGTGCATCAAGGTAGATTAATACTACCAACTATGTCCGATAAAAAGACTTGGTATAGTATAGAAGGTATTAAATTACCAAAAGACTTTTTAGGCACTATAAAGTACTCTCCTAATGCCGAAGGTTCTATGGAAGCTACTATAATTCCTCGTAGATTCTCTAATGAAACTCTAGATATATTCTGTAATTATTTCTTAGATGAATACAATGCTATAGTAAAATATTTCGATAGTAAAGAAGATGTAGAAAAAGGTAAATCTAGATTCTATGATAATTATCATGGCAAAATAGGTAAAGATGGAAAGATGGCTCCTGGTGGCAACGGCGGCAGATTCCGTTATTTTAACTAGTTACCTATAAATGGAGCTACAGTTAGTCTTAATCGTATGTTAGATGATGCAGAGAAATCAGGAAATCCTGAGTTAATAACTCAAGCTCTGAACCGTATTAGAACAGAACTAATAGAAGATAGAGCCTTGCTTAGAGATTCTATGAATACTCTGCTTATAGATAAAGTAGATAAAGAGATAGAACAGGCTATAAAATTAGGAGTAATATCTAGAGATAAAAAAGGTAATTTATAGTACGGTAATTTACCTTCTACTTCTGTACTAGAAGATTAGGAAAACTCTAATCCGTTTGCATTCTATGAAACACTAGTATCACATATACCAGAAGAGTTTAATGTGATTACTCAAAATGATATTATCTATAGTATAATAGCTAATTATGTAACCGGTTATGCTATATCTATAGAGGAAATAGAGAAATGTTTTGTTGGAGATCCAGCATTTTATAAATGGAAATCTGATAAAATTGTAGGAATATTTCAAAGAGATGTTGATAAGATTAAGCGTTTATCTTCTGTACTATCTACTGGTACTAATCTTAGAACACATTGGGGAGATAATGATCCTAGAAATAGCACTAAATACACTAGTGCTATATTGTAGGATAATATGATAGGTTCTGAATATCATAGTAGACTCGAGCAAATATTTAAAGCTGATTTAGCTAGAACAATGCTTAAGAAAAATAACCCAAGTTTGACAGATGATGAGTTATTTAAACTTACAGACGATAAGCATTTTGATAATACTATGCAAGATCGTACTAAATTAAGTGTTGAGGATGTCAAGTTTATTGAAAAACAAGCTGTGAAATCAGCAGATCCATATGCTTATGATGATGAAAACAATTCTGGTAATATCAATCAAGCAGATGCTGCTGTATATATCAGACCTGCATTTTATAAGCGTATTATGTAGGCTTTAGGAGAATGGTCTCCAGAAATAGAAGAAGCTTATAATATACTCGAAAGCAATTAGGATGTACTTGGAAATCCCGAATTGTATGCAAAAGCGTTAAGAGCTTCAATCAAACCACTAAAAATGATGTACTTTGGTGATCATTTTGATGAGGTATCAGATATAAATGTACCAGTGTTTGATAAAATGGCGTTATTCCCTATGTTTAAGATATTAGCTAATGCTGATAATAAATATCTGTATGATAGAATGAACAATGAACAACTAGGCACTATTGATATGTTGAAGTTTGAATCTTCAACCAAAGTAGGGTCTACTAGGGATAAGCTTAAAGTATATAAAGATAATAGAAATACTCAGCTCAATATAGAAGCTATTAATTCTCCCTCTACAACTGTTATAAATTAGGATACTGTAGTAGAAAGACTTAATGGAGGTCTTACTACTAAAGTACAAGATATAAAACAACTTAGGTTACAGTTAAATACTGAACCACATGAACATACTGATAGATCATTTGGTACATAGGCAGTAAAAATATGTATTGGTAATGTAGTAGATGATCGCCATTATGGTCATAATAAAGGTCAAAATGTATCTGGAGCTAGGATTAAAAAGGATGTATTTGGTTGTATAAAAGCTTTGTCTACCAAAGGTTACATGAAACTCAAAGGCAGTAACGGAGTAGCTGGTAGATTCTTTGATAAGAATGGTAGAATAAACAATAAAGCGTTATCAAACTATCTTATATAGGAAGCTAAAGGTACTAATATGTCTGCAGAAATTACAGAAGCACTCGCATTAGATAAGAAAGGTAATTTCAGAGCTCCTATTGCATCATTAAGTACTCGTAATTGGATTGAGAGTAAAATAATATCGCTTATTAATAAAGAGGTTATAGATGTAAATACTCCAGGTGGTTCTGCTATTCAAATGGCATCATTTGGATTTAGAGCTAATCAAGTATGGAATGAGGAAACTGCCAGACCTTTTAATGACGGAAAGAAACTTAGTTTTGATCCAGATAAAGGTAGCATGGAAGTTATGTTAAGTACTAATTTCTTCAGAGATGTAGTTCCTTAGGAATATTAGACCGATTATATTACTATGAGAAGTTGGTTAATAGAGCATAATGTAATAGGCAACAATTCTAAACCTTATGGTATTGGCTATCGTATCCCTACTCAGGGTTTGTCATCAACGTTCTCGTTTATAGTAGCAGACGTATTACCTGCTCAAACTGGAGATACTATAGTAGTACCTGATGAGTTTACAGCTATGACTGGATCTGACTTCGATATTGATAAATTGTACATAGCTACTTATTCGTACGATCCTGAAACTAATGAGAGATATACTTGGAATAATGATGCCAAATCATATACGGAGCAGACAGAGGGAGCTTTAATCAATAAGCTATTAGATAGTTATACTTTAGTAATTTCAGATAAGAAGACACTAGCAGAAACTAGAGCTTCCATTGATACTCTTACTGGTATTCTTAAAAAAGAGATATTACCATTAGTATAGACTACTGAATTGAAAGAAGCTGAACCTATGTATGAACTTATGCCTTCATTCTAGGAATCTAGAAAAACAGAATACACATCCGGTAAAGCAGGTATTGCTCCTTTTGCATTAAATTCTACAAATCATTGCCTTACTTAGGCTACTCATCTTAGAATGAAATTCTCTGAAGGAGCTAATAAGTACAATTTAAATCAGTTTGATGAAATAACTGGATAGGATGGTTATAAGATACTTGATTGGTTATCTGCCATGATTAACGCTCACGTAGACGTTGCTAAAGATCCTTATATAATCGTGTTGAATGTTAATAAAGTTACTTATAACATGGCTAGTTTCTTACTTAGAACAGGTAAAGGTAGAAATACATTCTTATTCTTAGCGCAGCCAGCGTTAAAAGAGTACGCTAACAGAAAGATTATGAATGAAGGAGTAATCGGAGTTAGTAAGTAGTACGATAACTAGATATTCTCTGATATAAAATAGAAATATTGGGATATGCTAAATAGATTCCCTTTATCAGATACTTATAAAAAGCAGATTGAGTAGCTAGTGTAGAATGGAAGCGTTGATGCATTTAATCAGTCTAAACTTGCTAGTAGTTTGGAATCTTTCAGAAGTAATGATATTACTCCTCAAGATATAGTACAGCAACTTTTAGTTATTAAAGCATATCAAGATCTAGCATCAGATGCTCAGACTATGGCAGATTTGGTTCAAAGATCTTAGATAGATACTAAGAAGTATGGCAATAACCTATCTCAATTATAGAATTTTTATAATTCTTATACTACATTTATAGAGGATAATAAAGAAAAATTCTTTACTGATACAGTAGATACAAATGGACTAGACGTTTACTTTGGAAATACGTTCTTACATAAGAAGTTAATATATGCTATGGATTTATCAAATAGTATATTGAGATCACAAGTGTTTGCAGCTACGAATGGTTATAAAGAAATACTTACTTCTATATTACAGCAAATAAGAGGTGGAAACTATACTCCTACTAATAATGGTAAATCTATATTATTTAAATATAAAGCTACTAGTAATAAGGAATATGTTGGAGCTCTTTCTAATAAAGTAGAAAGTATAATTAGAGCTAAAGTAACAGCCAACAATACTGATCTTATGTTAACTGATAGTGATATAAACAGTATTCTGTTTGGAAAAGATAGCATTGCTCGTAGATTAAATAGTATAAAAAATTATATTAGAGTTAATAAGGATAATGTTAATCTAATAACTTTTGTAGATGAATCTGGAAATATTACAAACGAACTACTTAACTATTTACAAGCGGTAACCTCTAACAATAAAAGGAATATAAGTTATATAAATACGTCTACATCTACTATGAATAACTCTAGGTATTATGAAGATAGACTTAGATCCGCGTTTTATGACTTACTTACTAGTGAAGATAATATTGTTAGAGAATTTGCTGAAACATTAGTTAAGTATTCTTTCTTGACTAGTTATGATAATAGAACTCCTAATTCATTCTTTAACCTAGTACCTATGTGGTATAAGCGTAAATTAGGTTATGTATCTTCTATTGCTGACGCTATTAATAAACTGAATTACGGTGATACTACTGTAATTAACAGTAATAATAGTTCAGATCAAATAGATTAGATTTATCTTAATCTTGTGAGAAATTACTGGAGAGATAATGATATAGTTCCAGTATTTGTTAGAAGAGTAAGACGCAATGATGATGGTGGAGAGAGTGTTTCTAATGTAATAAATCTAGCTTCTGCTACTAATAAATCTAGAGTAAATGTTAATACTGTGATAAGTATTAAAGGTGATTATGATCTCTCTAGAAATCACAAGTTCTTTAAAATAGTAGGCTTAGGTAATAACATAGACGTATATCAAAGAATTGGTGATATAGTAAATCTTGATACTGGTAAAACTATAGAGAGAATATATACCGTAGTACCTAAGTTAGGGTTTGATGCCGGTTCTAACTCAATATACGAGTTATATAAAGATGGTAATCAACCTTCTGCATTTGATACTAATAATTTTACCGATAAAATGTTAGATCAAGTGAACGGTGCATATGAGCTAGCAGATAAAAGAGCTAAACTATTGAATGGTAAGGACTCGGTTGTATTCGTAAAAGATGGTAGTTATCATTCTGTAGATTACTCTAACTACGATAGTATAGAACATAATGCGTCTATAGAGTTAGATCAAGCAGATAATTACACAGAACAGAGTATTCAGGATAGTAGCACTCAAGAAACTGAAATACAAGCTCAGGAGACTATTACTCCAGAAGAATTCGTAGACAGTACTACAGATCCATCTGAAATAGATAACATAAATCACATAGATGATACATTACTGTCAGATTTAGATGGAATGGAATCAGATAGTGGTATAGAGTTTGAAGATTTAACTCCTGAACCAGAAGCTGTAGATGTTACTGAATTGATAACTGAAATTATAGATAGTGTAGAAACTCCTATTGATGATATAACTCAGATAGACGAAGGTACTATTAGTAACTTAAAGAAAAATGGTAAGAAACGTAAAAAAGAATGTAAGTAATTATGCAGTGTTTAATTTTAGATAATCCGGAAGTAAAAGCAGCTGTAGATGAGCTCACTACTGTATTAGGTAGTGAAGACGCTGCATATTACATAATATCTGAGAACAATGGTTATGCTATAGATCAGGCTCCCAATGGGGAGCCTTCTAAGCTGTTTTCAGACCTTTTAAGTCATTATAATGGTAATCGTGAACAAGCTATTGAAGCTAAGTCTAAAGTCTTCTCAGACGGCTTTAAGGCGTCTAATCTAAGCACTCAATTAGATGAAAATTAGGAACCAAATATAGAGTAGGTATTATCATATGACGATAGTACTACGTTTAGTTACGAATATCACCCTGCAGAAGAATTTGCAACATTTTTTGTAACTAATACTGGTTAGGGTTCTGCAACTTCTAGTGAGTTAGTAGAGAGAATAATTCCTTATGTGTCTCAAGACAGTCCAGCTAGAAGATTGTTAAATTTGTTTAAGAATACTGATATACCTGTTACATTTGTTAAGTTGGGCTTAGAAGGTAAATATATGTTTTACGATGCTAAGAATCACACCATAACAATTAATACAGATAAATTTGGTATTAATTCTATGGAATTCAATGCAGAATCTATACTGCATGAAATAGTTCACGCCTATACTACCAGAACTCTATTGAGAGTAAAAAGTGGTAGTTACACAGCGCAGGAAAAGAAAATATACGATAAACTGGTTCAGCTACAAAAAGAGTATTCTGAATTATTTAAAGATAAAAAAGACGATGAAGGAAAATTCCACGATGAATTCTATGGTTTAAATGATATTGATGAATTTGCGGCTGAGCTTTTAACTAATCGTGATTTCTTTAATCTTATTCAGAGGCGTACTGAAGACATTAATAATCTTAGTTTCTTTAATAAGATAAAAGAATTTGTTAAATTATTACTTGAGTATTTAGGGTGGCGAGAATCTGATGCTAAACAGATGTATGATGACTTAGTAGACTTAGTATCTTTTAACATACGCAATCATATTACAGAACAGGAGTTTATAGACACTAATTCTGATTTGATATTCAGGGAAGAAAGCGCTGTCCGTATGATGGAGTAGATTCTTAACAGTGACGAAATAGCTAAGAACGAATTTGATAAAATTACACATAACTTAGCACAAACTATTAACGAATCATTAACTTCACGTCTAAAGACATTTAAACATTCAGATCCTATTGTAGAACAGCAGATGAAAAAAACTATGGAATGGCAGATTCAAAACATTACATAGGGTTTGGTGTCAGACTATGAAAATATAAACAACTTTTTACAGCAATCTGCAGATGAGATTAAATCAGCTTCTGAGATGTTAATAAAAACTAGAAAAAATAATGAGATTATAGATAATGATAAGTTAAATGATCTAGATTAGAATTTTTTTAGTTTTTATGTCGGTATTGTAGATGATATAGTACAGTAGCTAATCTATAGAGAACCTTATAGGGAAATAGTAGGTAAGGACGGCAACGGTGATTATAAATTAGATAAATTATTAAAAAGAGCTAAGTCTTATTAGGCTTTACTTAAGGAAGGTCAACTTATTGTAAAAAGTTAGATATCTAGAAATGCATCTAAAATACTTAAAGATATAGGAGTAGAAGTTGGTGCAGTAACTATTTATAATTATGAATAGAATGATATTACTACATATGATAAAGATATATCCTACCTTACTTACTTAACTGGTGCTGGTGACAAAATAAAAGATGACTGTATAAAGTCTATCTTTTATTTAATAAATGGCGCGGAAGAGAAAGTTAGACATGATACCTATGCTAAACAAACGGAATTATTAAATCTACTACAGAAGACTAATAAATATAACCAAATGCAGTTATTTGAAGTAGATGATGATGGTAATACTACCGGTTATTTTGTTAGGTCTAGGAATTATGGTAAATTTGAAAAAGCATACAGAACTGAAATGGATAAAATATGTATGCAGCTAGGTATTGATATTACAGATTTAAATTTACCAGAAAATAGAGCCATACGTATAGAGTACAATAGATTAAGAAATAAATGGTTATCAGAACACTGTGAGAGAAGATTTACTGCAGAATACTACGAGGCGTTTAATCACCTAAGTAATGAAACTCAACAATAGAGAGAATCTATACAGATTAATATACGTAACCTACAAAACAAAGCTAGGGATAATTATGGTATAGTTAGATTAGATAGATTATCTCCAGAAGAAAGATCTTAGTTAAAGAAACATCAATTAGAGAAGAAACAATTAGCTAGTTTATATGATATAAATGGTCGTAAAAAACAAGGTATACAACTATAGGTAGCTGAAGAGTTACAAGAACTTAATAAGAAGCTTTCTAAAGGTATTGTAATGACTAAGAATAGTAAAGCCTATGAGAAAGAAAAAGCTCGGGTAATGAATGATAAGACACTTACAAAAGCCTAGAAAGAAGAATGGTTAGAACTCAATTCTAAAGTATAGTATAAGGAAGAATTTTACGATAAGTTAAACAAAGCTGCTAGAAAGTTCTATGGTGAAGAGTATGCGGCTCTATAGGAACGTAGAAGAGCTATATTAGCTATGTTCAGAGATGACGCTACAGGTGAAATAGATGCTCGTAACTTACCGCAAAGTACTAAGAACGCTCTTAGCGCTTTATCTCGTAGAATGACACAGATAAGAAAGCAGAAAAAGGCTTCTACTATTCCAGGTGAATACGAATTTGATGAAATTGCTCAAACAGTTCCAACTAAACAGTGGTATGAAGATAAGCGTAAGTTTTATGATTCATTACTTAATGATGACCCTGAATCTGCGCAGCTATGGCTACAAGCTAATGCATACACTATAAAAAGTGTAGATAGTAATGGTAGAACTACTATTAAGACTGTACCTAAATCTTGGTATACTAAACTTGTTCCTAGAGACGAAAAGTTAATAGAAAGAGTTCCTAATAACAACTGGTTAGAGGTGTCTGAAGATAGCCCATTTTATAATAAAGCCTATTATCAAGCTCAGGTAGATCACCCAGAATTAAAAGATGAGTACTGGATTCCTAAGAAAGATAAGTATGACTCATCTGAAAGATATGAGAAAATACAAAGTAAACCAGAAGTAAAGGCTTTATACGATGCGCTACTAAGCACTATGGCAGAAGCTAATGCAGAATATACTAACTTAAATAAAATATATCCATATAGAACTCCACAAATGTCAGGTAGCTTATATAGATATATCAGTTCTGAATATCGAGCTGCAAACGGCTTATACAAACTGGCATCACCATTCAAAGGTTTATCTGAGTGGATTAAAGATAAACTATCAGTTCGCAATGATGATAAAGGTTTTAACAAAGCTCTCAATAAACCAAATGGAGAAAGATTGAATCTCATACCTCAGAATTATATCGCTAGATTAGATAATCCTGCAGTATTGAAAGCTGACTTAGTAGGTAGTGTTATAGAATATTACAAAGCTGCAAAAGAATGGAAATACAAAAAGGAAATCCAACCAAAAGTAGAGTTACTTAAATCTCATGTACTTGGTAAAAAGTATACTGATAGACAGGATAATGTGAAAGCTGGAGAAACCAATGTAGCAAAATTCGTAAAGGCTTTTATTGATATGAATCTGTATGATATCAAATCTCAAACAGTAACTATAAGTTATGGTAATAATAAAAGTGGTAAATTATTTGGTATTGTACCTTATAAAGGTAGTATATTTAATCTTATAAATTATGATATAAGTAAACCAAGAGAGATAAATGTGACCAAGATGTTAGCAATACTTAGAACACTAGGTACTGTCAGAAACTTAGCTCTCAATCTCTGGTGCGCTCTTACTGGTGGTTTTACTGCATTATATTCTCATACAGTCAATCTATTAGTACAAAGATATTATAATCCCGTAGATGCAGCGTATGCCCTTAAAGATATGTTGAGTGATTTATTACTTAATGCTCCAGGTAAAACCGGAGTGACTACATATGTGCCGTTTATGACCAAATGTATGGAGTATTTTGAAGTTGGTGCAGAAATGCAACCTAATCCTACTAATCAAAATAGATTACTTAGTATGACATCTAAACACTGGGGATTTGGAATGTACACGTTGTAGGACCATTTTGTTAAAGGATAGATACTAGGTTCTATAATGCATAACTATAAGCTTGTCATAGATGAAGATGGCAATAGACAATTCATGTCTAGAGAGAAGTATAAACAGAAACATAACTTAAAAGTATTTAGACCTGGAGATATACTTGATTGGAATTTTGGGGATAAATTAACTTTTAGAGATGCTATAGAATTTGTAGGAGGAGAAATGGTTGCTAAAGACCCAGCTAATCAATCTGCAGTAGATGCGATTAAAGATGAAATAGGTTATTTAGCTAGATCTTTATCACAGTCTGCAGATGGTTAGTTGACAAATTTACAGAGATCTGTTATTTTCGCTAATGCGGCAGGATAGTTTGTTATGATGCACAGACAATATCTTCCTGTTATTCTTCAAGAACGTTTTCTTATGAGTAGATAGTTAGATTATCAAACTAGACGATATAAAGAGGCTGTATTTTAGACTCCTTATAGAATATTCACTCAAGCAATTGAACATAATGAAAATATTCTATTAGCGTTTAGGAGGGAGTTTCTTACCGATCCTGTAGCTAGAGAAAATTTATCAAAGATTACAACAGAAATATCATTATGGTTACTTATTACTCAATTGATACGACCTCTATTATCAAGCTCAGCGGACGACGACAAGAAAAATAAATTAAAATAGTTATTAGCTTATGTGATGGAGCGTACATCTTTTGAAATAATGGCACCATATAATATATTAGATATGGCCAGAATTGTTAAGAGTCCATCTGCTATTATTTCATATATAGAGAATGCTACAGAAGTTATGTCTGCTCCTACTAGTATGTTATTTAATTTCTCTCGTTCTATTTTTACTGGAGAAACATATGAAGGAGATAAAGTAATTAAACGTGGAGCTTATAAAGGTATGACTGAATTTGAGAGAGCTCTATGGAAACTTACTCCTTTTAAAAACTTATGGGAGCTTAAGGATATCCAAAGTAAACGTAATTATTATTAGAAACAAATTTTAGGAGAATAAATAAAGGACCTATTTTACAATAGGTCCTTTTCATTTAATTTGTTCTTACATTCAAATATATCCTCATTATAAAACTGAGGCATATCTTTAACTAAATCCCCCCAAAAAATAAAAATTAAAGCATAATCTTCTATAGTAAAACCAATATTACCATGTTCTTTATATTCCTCTATATCTGTCTCTTATACACATCTCCGAGCCCACGAGACTCGACGTCATCTCG